TTAAAGTAGATACATCTTCGGTTCTTCGTATTTATTAAAGTCAGGAGCTGGCTTATCTATTTTCTTGAAGATACGGGTATATTTTTCTTTTATTTTTATATAATTATCGATCCAATCTTCATAAGATTCAGATGATTTAGAAAGTAAAGCTACTTCCTGCAGAAAAGCTTCATTTGCCAACCTTTCAGTTTCTTCCAAGTTGCCTTTTATATAAGAAACACAAGCATCGGAAAGAAAGTCCTTATTATCTATTTTCTTCCAAATGCGTTTGACGTTATTAGTCATTCCCCAAATTTTAAAGAAAAGGATGATTTGCAGTATTCCAAATGCAATCATCACTATACCTGTAAATTGTATTAATCCTTCCATGATTTATTATTTTGTTTTTGGTAAGCGATCATAAAGCAAATGAAAATCAAAGTCCATGCTATGAAGATGATAATGGATTGGATGTAATATGTCGGATACAAATAATCGGGGCGATTCATGATGATCATTTGGACAAACGAATAAAGGTGGCATAATAGAATTAGTCCTGACCCTATGCTGCCCAATAAAAAAGCTGTTTTCATAAATATTATTTTTTGTGTTATACAATCAATTCTAAGCATTTTTAAGTTTGGAAGTAGTTAGTATTCTAATTTTTCATAAGTACCAGATTCCTCACCATTTTCAATTTTGAGTTTATTCTTTGATATTTTACAGTCCAAATAATATGGTGACTTACCTTTTGGGAATACATCATAGATGTAAATCTTACTATCTTCGACTTTGTATTTGAACGTTTGGAAAGAAATGGGATCTGCATTGCTATAAATTCCAAAAGAGCCTTTGTCATCGTCTCCGAAATTTAAAAACTTATGCGAGCCTTTAATGCCTGTCGACCAATTACCCACGATATTGTTTTCGTTAAGCTCGATCCAATTATCATCATCTTTGCTACAGCTAGTTAAGATCAGAATAGCAAAAAGTGTAAATAAAATGTTTTTCATAATAATAATTTATAAGTTGTTTTGTTTTAGCTTGTTTAGTTGTTTCTTCGATGGCTTTTGGAGTTTTTGAGTAAAAAAGAAAACGCTGATAGCCAAGTTTACAACTTAATTATCAGCGTTTTCTTTTTCGTCGGGGTAGCGGGATTCGAACCCACGACCCCCTGCTCCCAAAGCGGCGTGATAATAAAGGATATTCAGCTACATATCAGTTAATTATAATGATGCGAGCTAACCATTTCAAAGATAGTTCAAAGAACGCTATTTTGAGGGCTTTATTTTAGCCCTTTCTAACTCATGATTCAATAAAGCAATTTCTTGCTTTTGGGCGCTGTTTTCTCGCAGTACTTTCCGGAGCTGTTGCCGGAGAGCAACGATTGTTTTGTCTTTATCTTCCATATATTTATTTGTTGGTTTATCCGGTTATTTTTTGTCGTCCGGCTACTTGCACTTTCTTGTTTTCTTTATTATCTATACAAGGAAAAACAATAGGTATACTAAATCTTATATTTGTAGCTGACTTAGCTTGTCCTTCAATTTTGGTATTACTACCGAATCCCCAAGCACCAAAAGTAACTCCAAAGCCAACTTTTCCACCTTCACCGGACATATTAGCCAATGATACCTCGAATTCAATATTCTGAACACTGTATAATTTTCCTTCTATTTCTACATTGTTCTTACTGTTACTTTTCCGAGGACTTACAATAGCCCCACTGGTTTCAACTCTTTTTTGAGCAGCTGTTATACCATCAACGATTTGGGAAATTGCTTCCTCTACAAACTCCTTGAGTTCTATTACCTTTGGGGTATTCTCTGGTTCCATTTATATTTTAAATTAAAAGTTATGTTTAAAAAGTTACTTTACAATTATCGTATGCGTAAACTACGCAAATATTATATTGATTATACAATGAAACATTCATCTAATTCCATTAATGCATTTTGCTATGAACGAGATGACGGTGGGCTAGATGAGGTTGCCATTAGGTATATTGAAAATATATGTAATTATATTGTAAAAGGTATCCAATAGGATGCCTTTTAGTGTATTCTACATTTTCAATTAACTGGACTTCATGATGTTATATGATCATTGTTTCTCATAGAATAGCAGTCCGACACGATCTATATGCTCGCCAAAAGGAGTACCTATATTCTTACTGTAATCAACTATATCTACTTTGTATAGTAATCCCAAGTCCTCTATTTGAATATTTATATCCAACAGTTCATTGAAAGATATATTTTGCCCTATAAGGGCCAAATCAATATCTGATCCTTCGGTATAGTTGCCTTTAGCTCTAGAGCCAAATATTAATACCTTGTCAATATTGGGATGTTTTTTTAATACATCACTAATATCTTTTATAACTTCATTACTTAAACCAAACATATTATGCGAATAATCCTGTGATTTCACTTCTTTCATAACCAAGCCGAACAGCTAATTGTTTTAGCAGTATAGAATACTCAGTGTAAATCTTTTCGACTATCTCACTTGCTTTGCCATCATTGTATGTATGCGATGTTATATTTCTAGCCTTCGACATTCTACGCCAAGCATCATGATCTGATATTAAACCATCTTCAAATGATTTCTGTAATACAGGATTTGGACCTGTTATATCCTTATATCCTTTATACTCTAAGAAATCCTGCAAAACTTTCCAAGCCAACTCGAAAGTATATTCAAATCTTTGTACAAGACCTTCCATTTCCAGTTCGGTTAACTCATAGGGTTTTCTTTCGGATTCCGTAACCAGTAATACTCTTTTGCATGCCTTGCAATAACTATCATATCTTTGTAACCAACGTATATCTTGTTCCATAGTTGCTAAATTATAGATCAATTATTTGAGTTTGATTTCTCCCTTTTTTAAAATCATCATCCCATTCTATTTTTATTGTAAAATGTGGCCTTCTTCGAAACAATATGTATCGCACTTCAAAAGATTGTTGGGGAAGGAGTATTGGATAAGGTAAATAATTGTCTGGCATATTTAATGATATGTTCTCCTCAGGATCATCAAGAATTGCAAAATTTACATTATATGCCTTCGCTTGTCCTTTGTTGTAAATTTTTAAAATATTCATTTCTCCTTTGCTGGTTTTAATAACATTGCACTCAATAGAAGCTTTTTGACTTTCTTCTTCTTCTGTTCTTCTTTTTTCTATTTCTTTTTTCTTTATAATCAAATCCAATTTATGGATTTTCCTACCTGTATACCAAGAATAAATAAGTGCTAATGCTGCAATTATAAAACTGCCTAATGAAATCCAATCTGAAATTTCCATCTTGATTATATTTTATATAAAACTTAATATTATGAATATTTTAATTTGCATATTTTCTGTTTCCATTTCCATTGGATCAGTGTTTATTAATCTAAAAAATATCAATCGTTTAAATAATCTTGAAAAAGAGATAGCTAAGCTTTTAAATAAAAAGTAATCACTTTCTTTTGAATATAGAAATGAGTTGATTCCGTATATCAGATGTTATTTCCTCTTTAATAGTATCTATTTCTTGGGTGATATAAGCTTGATTGAGTTCTACTAGTTCATCATAGCCACCAAAATATTCACGATTACATTTGGTACATTTGATATAACTTTTATTATCATTGCATTCAAATGAAGAGTCGTCACCACAAGTTATGCAATGTAATTTTATTGATTTATTATAATTCTTATCCATGGCTAATTTTATGTTTGTAATACTATAGAATTTTATTTGTTATGACCCCTTTTACAAGGAATACTCGAAGAACTTTAGTCTTGTCTATTATCATCTCGTCAAATTCTTCCAAGTTCTTTGGAACTAAACGCCATTTATTAGGATTGTCCTTGCAGTTACGGATATACTTCACAGTTCTGTATTCGTCTGTTATAATAAGGTATGCCTCTCCAGGAAGAACACTATCTAAACTGACTTCCTTAATGGCTATAATAGAACCATCATTTATGTCTGGAATCATAGAACGTCCATAAGCTGGTACCGCACAATCACAATTCTGAAATGCAGGTATATGCAAATAGTAATTAGGAATATTAGTCTGATCGTTGGGAAGTTCATCATATCCCATAGTAACATCAACGTCAAAATAAGGTATTCCTTTGGATGATTGTTTGCTTGGTGCAGGCATTTCAGAGGAAATAGAAGTGATAGATTTCGCAGAAGAATTTAGTTTATTTCCGTCTCCAGTCAATAGCCAGGTTGTATTCAAATCCGGGTAGATTGTAGATATTTTCTCTAAATTATTCCGTCTTATAGACTCTCCTGTGTTTCGGACAAATCCATTGCTTAAACCACAATTCTGCTCGAACATTCTTGTGCTTATGCCTAATTCGTTTATGAATTGGAGTAGCCTATCTCTAACTGTTTCTTTCATTAAATCCTAAATTTTCTTAATATATAGATTATTCCTCTATGCAAATATCTACATGTGTAGATTTTAATTCTATATTTGCACTATAAAGTTAACGCAAAACAATGATAACGCCAAAATAAAAGGGCAATAAAGTTAACAAAATAGATTATTTACTCTAAATCGATATATAGATATGGTAAAGACAGAAAAAATAAAATTAGTGGTTTACAAAGAACATACGCTTGGGTATATTCTACCAGAATTGCCTGATTCAGTTCAAATACTACATTCTTCACCTCTGAAAGGAGCTATTGGTACAACCAATTTGCAGAACAATTTCCAGATCAACAATCCGAATGAAATCAGACTAGCAAGCGAGAGTGATTTTGATGCGTTTGGAATTTCGTTTGATGGATATAAAAATTCACCTGATTACATTTATAAATAAAATAAGAAAATGAAGACAATTCTAGAAGTTTCATTACAGGAAGCAAGTAAGGCAAAGGATGCAATTAGATATAGTTTGCTGCGTACAGAACTGAACCAAACAAGTACCAATGTTTGGGAACTACCAACTTATGATATGAATGATGGATATGAGTGTGATGGTGACGAAGAACTGAAAGATGAAATTCGTGAACTGTTTTCTTCTTTCGGAATTGCAGAAGAAGAGTATTCATTCACTGACAAAGAAACGGAAGAATAAGCTATATAATCCCGGACGGGTTTGACCGCCTTTCCGGGAACTAGAAACTATAAATATAATAATGTATATGGAAAATCAATTAGAAACTATCAAAGCAAATCTGCCTTACGGATACGAAAAGCAGATAGCGAAAGAAGTAGGATGCTCACAGGGTACAGTGCACAATATCCTTAATAATAAGCCGGCTTCTGCTCGCTCAACCTACAAAGCAAAAGTATTGAATGTCGCTGTAAGAATGGCTAATGAAGCCTTGGAAGCTACTAAAGGAGTCTCCAAAGCTGCCGCCGAACTAGAGACTTTGCATCATGGAACTGCAAGCTGACGCTAAACTAACGAAGCGCGAAAATCAGATTGCTGGCCTCGCTTTTTGTGGTAAAGCAAAGAAAGAGATTGCGGATCTCTTGAATATTGCATACGGGACGGTAAACGTAATACTGGATAGAGCTTACAAAAAGACAGGAACAAGTAAACTGAATGAATTAGGCAGTTGGTGGGCTAATAGAGCATTTGCTCTAAATATTGATTTCCAGCAATTGCAGAAAACGATCGTAGCTCTTTCGTTTCTTGGAATTATTGCCTTTCAGATTGCATTTGACTGCAACAACGATCTTAACCGGAGTCGACGGGCAAGAATACGAAGAAATAAAATAGAAGAAGTATATGAACTCTAATCAATATTAATCAGGCAGCATAGCATAGAGATGCAGATGTGTTTCAGTAATAAAATCAGCTCAACACCATTCAAAAGTATAGGAAACAGCCTAATTAGAGATTATGGAAAATTGCTTCGAAATGATGGTCGCCCGATGCATTAAAATTGGGACGGTGCAAACGCTAACGATGCTGGGACTACTCCCCGAAGTAGTAACGATATCACAAGCGGAAGAAATATACGGAAAACGCCTAATAAAAGAGTGGCGCGAAAAAGCCTGGATTAAGTTTTATCCGGCAAATAATAAGGAAAGAGGAAAATATTATGTGAAACGATCCGAATTGGAAACAGCCAGTGCAATGATGGATTTGCATAATAAAGTTCCGGATAACATTATCAAACAACTAATGCAGATCGCTGTATGAGATATATACCGAAATCATCAGAAGTGTTACAGGCTCTGCAAGACAGTATCGGAAAGCAGATTGCAGAAAGAGAAGAACAGAAAAAGAATTATGTTCCTACTCCTGTAGAGATTAAACCTGATAAAAAAGATATAAGCATAGAGCCCACGGCCGAAGATATTCTTTTAATGGAGGAATATAGACGTGGAGTATATCAAGGAGATTAATAAAATGCTAATATTTAAACAATTATGAGTAAAATTATTGAAGTAAAAGTGGAAGAGCTAAATGCGCTTCCAGCAACGAAAATTGTCGAAAGTGAAAATGTACAGGCAAAATTCGTTCAAATGTACAATGCTATCTGGGGAACAGATAAAGGTGAGCAAATGTATCATAAAGAAGTATTCAACTTTCAAAAACTTCTCCGTGATAATCCTGATTTGGCAGATTCGACAAAGATGTCTCTATATGGCTGTTTTCTTGATATAGCAGTCAACGGTCTTACATTAGATCAAACAGGACATCCACTTTGCTATATACTTAGCAGAAGCAGTAAAACCGGACACAAGAACGCACAAGGATATGATATTTATGAAAAACGTGCCTATGTTTCAGTTACAGGGTATGGCGAACTGACAATGCGTATGCGTGCCGGGCAAATCAAGTATGCGGATAATCCAGTCGTTGTATATGAGGGAGATCATTTTAAAGCATCCTTAGTTAATGGTATAAAGAATATCGAGTATGAAGCACAATGCCCCCGTACTTCAACCAAAGTTATTGCTGCATTCATTCGTATTGTACGAAATGACAACTCGGTAGATTATCAATGGTTAATGGAAGGTGATATCGAACGATTGAAACATTATAGTGAAAAAGCAAATTCGAAGTGGAACGATCAAACTAAAAGACGTGAATTGGGTAAAGCCAATGCACTTTATACTTCGAATAATGGAAGCATTGACCCTGGGTTCCTTGAGAATAAGATGATCAAACATGCGTTTGATGCTTATCCTAAGGTGCGTACAGGTAAGTTTACTATAATGGCTTCTGATCAAGAAGAGGAAGAAATTATCGACTATGGCTTGGTGGATGAAGACAAGGTTAATGAACCCGTTCAGGCTGTGGATAATCCTAATATTCCTTTCGGTGAAGAAAAACAACTGGAAGCTCCAGAACCTGTACAGGTGCCAGTCTCCGATGATGATGAAGACGGTGGATTCTAATACTTACTAACCGATTAAAATAAATAATATGGCAACAGAGTTAATCAAAATAGACGAAGCAAAAAATATTCTGTCATCTTTTCCAGATATAATGGGGAAGAATACAAATTCTGTCAAAAAGTGTAATGAAGCTGGGCAAGCTCTCCTTGACACTATCGAAGGAGAAGGTATGAATGAAACAATAGATCAGGCTACAGCCGACTACTTGAAAAAGGTTAGCGTAACACTCAAAAATATGGATGAACGTCGTAAACCTATTACGCAGATATTTGATAGAATACGTTCCTTTTTCACCTCCCAAGAAAAACAAATTGATCCTAAGGATCCTTCAACAATTCCCGGAAAGCTTGTGATAAAGCGCAATGAGTATGCCAAGTTTAAATACGAAGAAGAACAGAAAAGAAAGAGAGAAGCGGAACAGAGAGCTAGAATTGAAACAGAGAAAGCGAACTATCGACAGATAATAGGGGATAGCCTTCTTTCTTATTTCAATCAATATCTTTCAAGTAAAGTTTCTGAATTGCAGGGAATATTTTCCAACTTGACTTATGAAAACTTCGATCGTGAAGTTATAGGAATCACAGTTTTTCAGACCGATTATCCCAAATCTCATTTTGATAAGTTTAGTGCGGATTCTGCAACTTACTATATTAGTCAAGAAACAAAACAGGAGATTCGCCGAGAAGTTCTAGAGGGCAAATATGAGCAATACGCTCAACAGTATAAGGCAAAGATTGTAAGCGTTAAGCAAGACCTTACCGACCGTGTTCCCTCTAAACGCAAGGAACTTGCAGAACTGGAACAACTTCGTCTCGCTAATGCAGAGGAAGCTGCCAAAGCGGAAGAATTGCGTAAACAACGTGAAAAAGAAGCTGCAGCCAAAAGAATGGAAGAGTTGAAAAAGGAGGAAGAAGCAGCAAAACAAGAGGCTGCACTGAAGGCACAACAAAGCTCTATTGGTAGTCTTTTTATGGAAGCTGCCGCTTCTATTGCTCCTCCACCGACTAACGCCAAGGTGAAAGAAAAGATTGTTGTACTTCATCAGCAGGGATATTTAGAAATATTCCAGATGTGGTGGATAAACGAAGGTCAAACGTTGCCTGTTGAAGAACTGGAGAAAATCTTTAAAAAGATGATTACTTATTGCGAGAAGCAGGCGAACGGTAAAGATCAAAAGCATATCGAATCAAAATTCATCCGATATGAAGCAGATGTAAAAGCCAAATAGCCATGTCAAATCCTGATTCATATTACTCTCGTCCGGAGGTCAGCAATTCAGATCTGACAGAGCTTAAGAACTATCTTTATCCCCGTGCTCAATACGGGGATAAAGAGAAGGCATTCAAGTTTGGAACTCTTGTAGATGCTCTTATTACAGAAAACGAGCGTGTAAGATATGACAAGTTAATGGTAGACGATTACGTGTATACGAAAGACGAATTTGAACTAGGGCTTGAAATGCGTAAGGCTCTCCGGAAAGAAGCAGAAAAGGATCAATTTCTAGCTGTCGTTTTAGCACAGTCCGATACACAAAAGTTTATGGTTAATAAACAACAAGAGTTCTTTTATGGGAACTTTGTTTATCATCTCGATACACGGTGTAAATGGGATTGGTGGTTGTCTTCTTTCAACTTTGGAGGTGATTTAAAAACGACCTTCGCAGAGTCCCAAACACAATTTGATGAAGCGATAGATTTCTTTGACTGGGACCGGTCCCGGGCATGGTATATGGATATAGCCGGTAGCAAACAAGATTTTATTTATGCTATCAGCAAGAAGAATTGTAGAATCTTCAAGCATTTTATCACCGACCGGAAACACCCTTCATACATCAGAGGAAAAGAGAAATACGAGGACCTTGCTTTTAAGTGGTGGCAATTAATGGTCTGATTATATTTTACCATAAAACAATATGAATTTACTTATTACATCAAAAGAACAAATATTGGCCGAATTAACCAATATAGATTCATTCCTTAATATAACTATGAGCGAAGATGTAGCAGAAGCTGTACAACGCGGTAATGATTTAGCTGTATATGTTGCCCGCTCCGGAAAATTGCTCGCAGATTCAAAATATTGGCTCAATGAGGCAATGAAATCCGAGGTCATGCAGACGCTTGTAGACACGGCAAAAAGTGCGAAAGCAACAGCGACAGCGATAAATGCTCTTGTCAATTCTTTATGTCGGGAAGAGAGATACTTAGTTGATTGGTGCGAACGTTGCAATCGGACGGCAACACATCAATTATCGTGGTGTGTAACTGTAATAAGTAAAGCTAAGGCAGAAATGCAAATGTCCGGAATGTTTAACAACAAAAAGTAATTATCATGAAAAATCTAAGAAGAGTCACAATCGGAATATCCGTTATCGGCCTGTTTACGGCATTATCTTTCTCTCAAAGAGAAGATGCTACAACTAGAGAAATAACTACGGCTGCCGTAATGGGAGTTGTATCAACGTTTAGTATTATCACTTTATCAACTAAAGAAGATTATGGAACAAGCAAAAAATGAAATCAAGAAAGCGATTATTAAAAAGGACCGCTTGAATGTAGTGTACAATGAACGTTTTTCGGAAGCAAACTACACGAATGTAATTAGCAAGAACTGCGATCAGATCATTCATAGTGACTTAAGAGAGACATTTAATCGTCTTAAATTACATCTTGTCGTATTATGCGAACAGCCGGAAGCTGCCAATATTAATAAGGATAGTTTTACGTCTCCTGGCTATTCAGAGATTCTTGAAAATTACATCATAACCGGCTATGCAAACGATAGTGTCGACGGTGTTTCTGGAATTACTATTATGGGAGCTAAATTACTTCAGTCTGGCAAGGTTGTTGATCTGAAAATCTTCGTTCCTCTTCTTGATGCAGACTATCCTTACTATGAAGAATTGAGCATTGATGCGGCAGCTTGTGATGCGGAAGTTGAAAGTTATCTGTTTGAAGAAAAATGGGGAGTCAGACAGGAACGTCTTGATTTTGATACAGACGAACCGGAAGAAGCCGTTATAATTGAAGATAAACCTAAAAAAAGAGGGCGAAAGAAGCAAATAGAAGCTCCAGCTCCTTTAGATGCAACTGCATAACACCAATCACTATAGGGGGATAATTCCCCCTACAAAATACTCTAAATCATGAATATCGAATTAAAAGGAGATAATTTTGAATTATCTTTCAAATATAAACCTTCTATCATAGATCGGATCAGGCAGATTCCTGGAAGACGTTTTGACGGTACCCGAAAAGTTTGGATTATTCCGACTAGGAGTAGAGTTGATCTTGAAAGGATGATTTATCAAATACAGCAATTTGAGAATATAAACTGGCTTAGTGGCAATGAAAAAAGGGAAGAAGAAGCTGTTTACGATATTCCGGAACTTCCGGAGCTGGTCATTCCTCATAATCTTAAAATTCAACCTTATCCTTATCAACTTAAAGGCATTGCTCGAGGATTAGAATTAAAACGGTTTATGAACTGTGATGAACCGGGACTCGGTAAGACATTGCAGAGTATTGCAACAATTAATATCGCTGGTGCTTTTCCTTGTCTTGTTATTTGTCCTTCTTCATTAAAAATAAACTGGATGCGTGAATGGGAGAAGTTTACGGACAAAAAAGCAATGATCTTAACTGATAAAGTACGTGATACTTGGACTTTTTTCTTTCAAACAGGAATGCATCAGGTATTTATAGTCAATTATGAGTCTTTAAAAAAGTACTTTGTACAACGTATAAAGAAGTCCGAAGGCTGGACGCTACGAGATGTAGAATTTAGAAACTCAATCAACTTATTCAAATCAGTTATCATTGATGAGAGTCATCGTTGTAAATCTGCATCTACCCAGCAGGCTAAATTCTGTAAAGGGATATGCACCGGCAAAGAATGGATTATCGAATTGACGGGAACCCCAGTTGTCAACAGGCCAAGAGACCTGATTCCACAGCTAGCAATATTGAATCGTATGGAAGATTTTGGAGGTTATAAGCCTTTTGTTAACCGATACTGTTCAGGTCAAAGAGAAGCGTCAAATTTGAAAGAATTAAATTTCAACCTATGGAAATACTGTATGTTTCGACGTGAAAAGTCACTAGTTCTTACAGATCTTCCAGATAAAATACGTCAAGTAAACACATGTGAAATTACTAATCGTAAGGAGTACGTAGATGCCGAACGTGACCTTATTATGTATCTACAGAAATATAAGGATGCCGACGATGAAAAGATTGAAAAGGCTTTGCGTGGTGAAGTCATGGTACGTATCAATATTCTTCGGCAGATCTCCGCACGTGGAAAAGTACGCGATGTTATTGAATTTGTGAAAGACTTCCGGGAGAATGGAAAGAAAATAATCCTCTTTTGTTCTCTTCATGAGGTTGTAGACCAACTGAAACGTTACTTTCCCACTGCTGTGTCAGTTACCGGAAGAGATTCCCAAGATGTTAAGCAAAGAGCGGTTGATGCCTTCCAGAATAATCCTAAGACAGATATAATTATTTGCTCTATTAAAGCGGCTGGAGTTGGCTTAACGCTTACTGCATCAAGTAATGTCGCTTTTGTTGAGTTCCCTTGGACATACGCCGATTGTTGTCAGTGCGAAGACCGGGCACACCGTATCGGGCAAAAGGACTCTGTTACCTGTTACTACTTTCTTGGTCGGCGAACTATTGATGAAAAAGTTTATCGCATAATTCAAGAGAAGAAAAATATCGCTAATGCAGTAACCGGATCTACGGAAGACATTGAGGAAAATATCGTCGATATGGTTGCACGAATATTTGATACAGATTATGACGATGAGGGGTTTTAAAATGGAGTCACAACAGAAAATAGACCGGTTAAAGAAAGCGGGCTACCAAGTTCAAGAGAAAGGTAACAAGATTCGTGTTACCAAAGGATCATTAATAATCAATGGAACAATTAACCAAGTACACAAAGAAGTTTTTAATCAATAATTATAGGCACTATGAATACGTATAGTAAATATGTACCAAATGTTTTTCTTGCAAAATGTAGTGAAAAACATGAAAAAGGAGAAGTAATCGAGGTTACAACCAAGTATGGAAAAGAAAATGAATGTATTGTTTTCAACCTCATTTACGAACGTGATGGATTCTATTATTACTCAATCGTACGGGCTGATGGCTTTAATGTGCAAGAGTGGGCTAAACAAAGGGCTGAACGTCGTCATGAATGGGCTATATCTGCTGTACAGAAAAGTAGTGAATATTACAACAAGTCCAATAAAGATAAGGATTTTCTTTCTCTAGGTGAACCTATCAAAGTGGGACATCATAGCGAGAAGCGACACAGAAAAGCGATAGATGATGCATGGAACAATATGGGTAAAAGTGTTCAGTTTGACGAAAAAGCAGCCGAGCACGAAAGGATAGCTAAATATTGGGAACAACGTGCAAATACAATCAATTTATCCATGCCGGAGAGTATTGATTTCTACGAGCATAAACTTGAAGTTGCTCAAAAATATCACGAAGCCGTTAAATCGGGAAAGTGCCCGCGTAGTCATTCTTATGCTCTTACTTATGCAAAGAAAGAAGTAAATGAATTACAAAAGAAATACGAACTCGCAAAGACACTGTGGGGAGATGTTTAATCTAGTAGCCTTCGGGCTACTATAATTCAAGCCAAGATAGTAATGAAAGATATAGGTATCGCATTGATTTATGTTGCTTTTTTCTCTCTAATAGGATTTTCCTTGTGGGTGACAAAAAGTGTATGGGTATTATTGGCATTGATATTTACCCCTGAGTATCACAGTAAGAAAGATTAATAACAATTTAGAAATGAATAAGAATGAGATTAAACTTCAAAAGAATAATTCTAATCGTGATTGGAGCGATTTAGAATGGATTCAAGAGTTTCATTCCTTTTTGCAGGGTGATATTCCAGAAGGAATTTCTTTAGGTGATGAGTATAAAGTTAAACTTACTCCAGAGCAATCAAGTACTGTTATTTGGTATCTACAAGAACACTTCCCCATACTACCAGATTCGATAGAAATGTGTGACGTGTGTAAGAGATTGTATGATAGTTATTCCGAAGGTTGTTATTACGAGATTGAGGGAAAGAACTTTTGTGGAGCATGTGAAGACGAAAGCGAGGCTACATATTGTGATAATTGTATGTCTGATATGTGGAAATCAGAGGGTAGAGATGAAGATGCAGGGCTTTATCTCTGCAAGAAATGCAAGGAGAATAGGGAGTAATTAACGTAAAACAAAAGAGAAATGAATACATCTTTTGAGAAGTCGGTTAATACCACCGATGAATGGTACACGCCAAAGGAAATTATAGACGCATTGGGAAAGTTCGATTTAGATCCATGCGCTCCGGTTAAACCGCTTTGGCAAACGGCAGAAACCATGTACAACAAAAAACATGACGGATTAACTAAAGAATGGGCAGGTCGTGTTTGGCTAAATCCACCTTACTCCCGTCCACTTATTGAACAATTTGTCCGTAAACTGGCACAACATGGCAATGGCATTGCGCTGTTGTTCAACCGCTGTGATAGTAAGATGTTCCAGGATGTCATATTTGAGAAAGCAACGGCAATGAAGTTTCTACGAAATCGAATTCGCTTCTTTCGACCGGATGGAACCCGTGGGGATTCTCCCGGTTGCGGTAGTATCCTAATCGCTTTCGGTGAAGATAATGCCGAGATATTAAGAACTTGCGATATTGCAGGTAAGTATATACGAATCAATTAGCGTAAATCAAATATAGATATGAATACATATAGATACGAAAACAGACCTTATGATATTCCCTATAGGGAACTGAAAATGGTAGATGAAGAAAAGTCTACTCCTTGGAAAACCGTCCCACCTTCTTGGAAAAATTCCTCTTCGAAAGGTGGACGTACTGCGAATCAAATCAAAAAAGACCGGAAGCGGAAGAAAATGAATAAAAGGAAATAATCATAACCGCTTCAGAAATGAACAAACTCACCAATAGACAGAAACTTATTATACAAGGCAAAATTTGTCCGTATTGTGGAAAAGATACAGAATTTATGGATAGTTCCATTGTATATGGCAAATCTTACGGTATGATTTATATCTGCCGTACCTGCAATGCTTATGTTGGTGTACATAAAGGAACCGATCAGGCTTTAGGCAGATTAGCCAACAAACAGCTCCGAGTGCTCAAACATGAAGCACACGAATATTTCGATAAGATATGGCGATTCAAGTTAATGAAGCGAACAGAAGCTTATACATGGCTCTCGTCTGTATTAGAACTTCCAGAAGAATATACACATATCGGAATGTTCTCTGAAAAAACCTGTAGACAGGTTATATATGTTAGTAAACAGTTACTGCAAAAATATGGAATCGAATCTAAGACACCTTATTGCGAAAATGACTAAAGAAAAGTGCATTTTATGCGGAAAAGAAACGGTATCGGTTATTAAAACCGGTACCGACTTTATGTGTTATAATTGTTATGCAGATCAGCGTAATCCTACGCGCTCTAAAGAAGTACATAATAACGAGGAAGCTCGAATACAAACAGAGTTCTTTAAACTTATTCCTCTATATTTCCCTAATATACCTGACAAACTTATATTTGCCGTTCCGAACGGTGGAAGCCGTCATATACGTGAAGCTGCTAACCTGAAACGTCAAGGAGTAAAGCCTGGTGTTTCTGATGTGATCGTACTTATTCCCAAAAAGGGTTTTGCTTCTCTCTGTATAGAGTTTAAAACGAAGGTGGGGAAACAATCAGAATATCAAAAAGAGTTTCAAAAACAGGCTGAAAGTTGCCGAAATAAATACGTTATAGTCCGAAGTGCATTACAGGCAATCGAAGAACTACGAAAATATCTTTCTTAATGGAACTGAAATATATGATACGGGAATTACATTTTGAGATACTAAAATTCTCTAGTTTGAAATAGCTTTTATGTGATTAAGCAAATTCTGTACTTGTTTTATATATCTTTGCTCTAAAATTACAAGAATGACATTTGAAGAAGCTGTTTCATTAGTTGACCGGATAAAAGACCAGGTTGTCGGTGTTCCCGTTAAAGGTCGGTTTATTGAATCTCTATTCATCGGACCAGCCAATTGGGATGAAATGCATGTCTTTATGAATATTTGTTTTCAAAAAGGGGAAGATGAAGCTATCGATGAGTTCATTGGAAAAAGTTTCTCCGTGTATGGCAGGTCTGTTAGCTATATTAAGCCGGATCTTCCTCGGTGGGATGTAATAGTATTAGATGACTGGGAAAAAACTATTTATAATTAAAAACGAGTATTTTCCATGAGCAAACCTTGACTTCTTTTGTTTTTAATGAAAAGAAGTAGAGTTATGAAGAAGCAAATAGAAATACATAAGATAGATATATCAAGCAATCTTCCTTTGCAATACGCTGATGAAGGTATAAAGGCCGGATTCCCTTCTCCTGCGCAGGATTATTTAGAACAAGCGATTGATTTGAATAAGGAACTTATTCGCCATCCGTCAAGCACATTTTACGGACGTGTAGTCGGAGACTCAATGAAGGATGAGGGAATAGAAGAAGGTGATATACTTGTAATTGACAAGTCACTTGAATTGCTGAATGATGATTTGGCAGTATGTTTCATTGATGGAGAATTTACTGTAAAGCGTGTAAGGCTAGAACCCGATGCAGCCTGGCTAGTCCCATCCAACAGCAATTATCCACCTATAAAGGTAACAAAAGATAATGAATTTATGGTGTGGGGGATAGTAACCTATACAATTAAAAAGAACCGGAGGAAAAGATAATGTTCGGATTGATGGACTGCAATAATTTCTACGCTTCCTGTGAACGGGTATTCAATCCAGCACTTAACGGGAAACCTGTCGTTGTATTGTCAAACAATGACGGGTGTGTTATTGCACGATCCAATGAAGCCAAGGAACTAGGTATAAAGATGGGAGTACCTGCTTATCAGATTAAGGATTTGGTGAGTAGTCACGGAGTTGCTGTATTCAGCAGCAATTATACGCTGTATGGAGATATGTCCGGTCGCGTAATGTCTATTCTGGCAGGATTAGCACCCGAACTGGAAGTTTATTCTATTGACGAAGCATTTATCAACCTTGATGGCATTCAGGATATTCAATCGCTTGGAACAAGAATAGTAAACCAGGTAACACGTGGTACCGGTATTCCTGTTAGTTTAGGTATTGCACATACAAAGACGCTTGCAAAGGTAGCAAATAAGTTTGCAAAGAAGTATCCTGCTTACAACCGTCTTTGTATCATTGATACAGAGGGGAAACGAATCAAGGCCCTACAACTGACGAATATCGGTGATGTGTGGGGAATCGGACGTAGACAAGCAGCAAAGCTCGAAAAGCAAGGAGTGAAAACAGCATACGACTTTACGCAGCTTTCCGGTGCATGGGTACGCAAGAATATGACGGTAGTAGGTGAACGTACGTGGAAAGAACTTTGTGGTATCTCATGTATTGATATGGAATCAGCTCCACCGGCCAAAAAGCAAATTTGTACTTCTCGCTCATTTGGCAAGATGCTCACTGATATAGACACAATGGCTGAAGCTATTGCCACTCATGCTTCCACTTGTGCAAGAAAACTCCGGAAACAAAAATCTTATGCAATATCCCTGATGGTGTTTATCCACACGAATAACTTTCGGGAAGATCTTCCTCAATATTGGAAAAATACCGTTTTACATCTTCCGGTACCAACAAACGACACGCAAGAAATAGTACATTATGCGCTGATTGGACTAAAAACAATATTCATGAATGGGTATCAGTATAAGAAAGCCGGGGTTATCATCACCGAAATAACTGAAGGTGCCCAGCTTGGACTTTTTGATTCAGTGGATCGTGAAAAGCGGGAAAGACTTCAACAGGCAATAGACAAGATTAACGGAGAATATAACCAACTCGTTAAATTGGCTATTCAAGGAACAGGGAGAGATTGGAAACTTAAACAAGAACAACTCTCTGGGTGTTATACTACTGATATTAATCAGATTATAGACATTAATTGTAGATAGTATGTGTTTCCATAATTCCATGTCAGCGAAAGCAATAAAACTTGCCGCCCGATACGGTCGTAAATCGGATATTGTTGAAATATACCAAGATATGCTAAACGAGCAGTATCACGTGAATGCATTCAACTTTCCGAAATATCCTATTATCACAACCGCGAATGAGATACAAGTGTTCAACTGGGGATTAATACCATTCTGGGTAAGAACCGAAGAAGATGCGCAGGAAATCCGAAAAATGACTCTCAATGCACGTTCGGATACTATTTTTGAGAAGCCTTCTTTCCGGGAACCAATTATGAAGAAGCGATGTATTGTGCCGTCAACCGGGTATTTTGAATGGAGGCATGAGGGAGCAAAGAAGATTCCCTATTACATACATCTGAAAGATGAACCTATCTTCTCGATGGCAGGTATTTACGATCGTTGGCTAGACAAAGAGACAGGAGAAGAATATGATACATTCTCTATTATCACCACTGATACCAACCCTTTGACTGATTATATCCATAATTCAAAACATCGGATGCCAGCTATCCTATCTAAAGAGGACGAAGAAAAATGGCTGGATTCTGACTTACAGAAAGCGGATGTTACTTCTTTACTTAAACCGTTTGATGCTAATAAAATGGACGCTTATATAATAGAGAGCGATTTTATTAAGAAGATTTCAACTGACCCAACCATTTTACAAAGAGCATAAAAGGTAGCCGAATAAGCTACCTCACCTATATCTTTAAATCTTTCAAGAACGCTCTCAAATTACGAACGTCCTTTTTAATTAGCATTTCATTCACTGTATTACCATTATAAGTATCATATATAGAAATACGTAATATTGGAACTTTTCTTATAACTGAATTCAAATCTTTTATGAAATCATAAAAAGCCCTTTGCCTCCATCTAGAACTGCCATTTTCTGATAAATCACCGTAATCTCCACTAATAACAAAATTTTTATCAGAAGAGTTTGTCTTCCAATTATTTCCCCAACTTGCAGCTCTTAAACATTGTTCTTCCTTTGTTAAACAATATGTTTTATAATTAGAAACTGAAAAAAAAGGGAAATCATTGTAGATAGAAGAAGCCAATGTCTCAAGTCGGTATCGATTGAAATGTCTTTCTTCGTCAAGCTCAATACAAAAATCTTTCAATGAAATATCCCAGGGACCATAGTTTATGGGGATTTGTTCAGAAGTTCCTCCTAATGCTGAATAAACTCTTTCCACCTCATTTATTAGCCCAGAATATTCAATCTCAAAGATTGATAACTTTGGAGATTTTATCAATGAACCACTGTATATATCCTCTGTAATTGACTTTAATAAGGTTTGTCTTTCTCCCATATCTTGTTGTATTATAAATATATTGCATTAATTAATGCATCTCTGTTATTTTCGTCCTAAATTCCCGCAGCTGGTCGATAGTAGGATAGAATGTAGGATTCTCCCAGTTCCTTGAAATCATTTGTATCATTGATGACAGAAAAGACGCACAGTCTAGTACTGTAGTTGCTTTATTGATTTGAAATTTGCCATCAGGATATGATTTATTACTAAGCGCTTCTTTCGCCCATGCTAGCAACTCCTGCACGGAATCGTGGTCGTATTTATTTTCTTCTGCCATATAGTTTTTATTTTAGGCAAAAGTAGAGAAAGTTATTCAAATAAAAAAGCCCCGACTATTCAGTCAGGGCAAAATTCCGCCGTCGCGGATTTGGAATTATGGGATTCCACGACAAAGATACTACTTATTTCTTGCCTTATGTATTATCAACACAATTATTATTAAAACTATGATACCTACGTAAACCTTATCTTTATGCAAGTCCCACCAAGATAATTCGATGACTTTTTCTTTCTGATTCATTAAGGCATTCATCTTGTTACTTATCGTATCCAATCGATTAGAAAATTGCTGCAAAGTAATAGATAATGTTTCATAGACTTCGGTCCGTTCTTGTTCCTGTTTGGAAGCGGTGGTAGTACTTTCTTTGACCGGGTATTGTTTTCCGGTTGAATCCGGAAGCGACAAGTAAACTGTTTTATTCTCAATTTTCAGATCACTCAACTTGTCAGTAGTAATCTTCGTTTGCTTATTTACATCCAGCCGTAGTGATTCTATTAAGTTCTGCAGATACAAGAAATCCCCTGAATAGTCAATCTGTTTCTCTGTCTCCATGTTCCGGGAAGCCTTGCAGGAAGTAAACCATGTTCCCGACATCAGGAATATGGTTATATAGATTAGCGCTTTCATGGTCGGATCACTGTATTACGAAGAAAATTAGAAAATTCACTCCTGACATCGAAGCAGGGGCACGCCTTAATATATTCTTTGGGCTCTACCTCTCCGCTGCCGTCCAGATCCGGAGAAGTATCACGGTGTCCGAGTACTTCAATTATAGGGTATTCCTTACAGAGCTTCGCGACCAATTCGCGTAGTGCTGTCCTTTGAGCTGGAGTACGTGTATCTGCAGGTTTTCCAGATGCGTCCAAGCCTCCGATATAACAGATGCCAACACTATGCTTATTATACGAAGACTTTGAAAATCCTTTGGTATTACAATGCGCTCCGTCAATGCTTAACGGTCGCCCATTCTCAACCATTCCGTCAAGGTCAATAATGAAGTTATAACCGATTTGATTGAATCCCCGAGCCCGGTGCATCCGGTCAATATCTTTGGCTCGTAAATCTTGTCCGGCACGCGTGGCCGAACAATGGATGATAATTGCATCAATAGTTTTCATTTTGCGTCTCCTTTTTGTAAGTAGTTCGTTAAATAGGGGATGTTCTTTATAAACTCAACGCTTAATACATAATGCAGGAAAGCTACTACCTTGTAACCATTGCTAGAGTTGGGTAGAATTTCTTTGATATTCCTTAGAATGTTCACCCCGTAGAAATAGAAAACGCTATACGTAATAAATGAAACACATTGTAGCGCACCTTCCGGATTTCCTTTGTGTTCACCAATAAAGTAGATACAGCTAACCAAGGTAAAGAAAATAGTTGCTTCTACGATACACCTCCAAGCCTTTTTAAAAGAAAAACTCTCATGATTAATAAGGAGTGCAGTAAGTAACCCGCAAATGAAATTGAGGGCAAATACAGCAATAAGACTTTTGATCTCCCCAGAAATAGGATTGAGATAAGCAGCTATGCCGGTAACCAATCCAATAAGTAAGTTTTTGAAATAATCCATATCATTTTTATCTAAAATATTAATACTTTATTTTAATACCTCGCTACAATCATCAATAGCTGTCTGAAATACTTGTTTCACTTCGCCAGAGGTTAGCCCATGATCCTCATGTAGCGAGAATCCAGTTACTCCATTTCGAGAAATATTGAAGAAGCCGACAGTCGTTTCATCTTTGACAATCTCGGCAGTAATATCTTTCACCGCTTCGGTACCACGGGTTGACATTCTGTACTTAATCCTGATAGCGTCCGTAACCTTAGTTGTGGCAGTACTGTTAGTTGATGTAATGTTCATTCTTTATCTCCTCCTTCAATTAGTTCATTAATTTGCCCGAAAGCACCTGCCGTAAAGACATCTGCACAAATCTCCTTTAAGAGAGTAGCGTCTTCTGTTGTAATCTCAAGTATTCCTCGGTTATTTATGATTTGTTGGAGCATATTGTAGGCACGTAGTTTTTTTGCCATATCCATACCTGATTGAGGATTCATACCGGCAGCATAAAGCGCTTCCGAAACCATATCACGAAGAAACTGCTTCTGTTCCTTGCCATTGACTATTTTAATGGCTTCCTTACCTCTAAAATCTATTAAAGGTTTGTTTAAATTTAATTTCATAATCATTAATATTAAGCGATTGATACTAATAGTCCTTTTCTGAACTTCATATTACTACCAAAATCAAAATCAATTCCTTGGTAATAGTTTATACTTCCATCTGAATTCCGGCTTGTAATACAACCAAAATTATCGGCAAGGCATAATTCACTCGATAAAGAACCTTTCACATAAACTCCTCCATCAAAAAAGCCGGCGTATGTTGTACTAGCCAGTGGGTAGCTTCTGTCTGATGCATTTAGATTTCTGGAAGCATAAATACAAGCTCCACCAAAATTGGAACCAATAGATGCGATCCCAAAACGTCCGTCTGTTTCTGCATTGAAAGTAACGTTAACAACGCCTTCTTTTGCCGTTCCAGAACCTAATTTCAAACTACGAGATGATCCGCCAAAATACCCTGAACGCGTCCAAACGAGACGTCCATTTTCGATAGTAAAACCACCTATGAACCCGGAGTCAGCATCTATCCTGCGAACCTTTATCAAATCAGTATTCAAATACCCGCCTACAACAATTGTAGTACCAAGTTTTGCATATTCGACTGCATCCTCAAATGCTAATTTACCCAATCCGTCTCGATCAATCTTGGAGTTAATCATTGTCTGCAGATCACTATGCAGTGCGGTGATTGTAACAGCACCTTCCAAATTAATTTTAGATGAGTGAATCGTCGTTTCACCTGCTGCCTGGTTAATATAAGATATAAGCGTATTGCCGTTTTCCAATTCTTTAGAAGCATATATCTTATTACCGTCAGCTGTAGTAATCCAACCTGCAGTATCTATCCGCTGCGTCAGGCTGTCAACTCGAGTTACTTGTGCGGAGATTTGAGTATTGAGTACTTTCAAATCGGCTGTACACTCATCGGAATAGCTTTTCAGTTTGTCGTAAATAGCTTTGTTTGCTTCTTCAACAGCTGTATTAAAACTAGCTAAAGCAGAGTTGAATAGAGTAAACTTATCATCTACATTCTTTTTTTCCTCAATAGTCGTTTGTCCATCTGCAATAGCCGTATTTATTGTAGCAATAAGATTGTCAATTGCACCTGATAAAGAAACCTTGGCATTAAGTAAGGTTGTTTTAGCTGAACCTTCCAGATAGGTATTCACATATAATTTATTATATGTAGCTTCAACGGCAGATTTCGTATTTTTGACTGTATTCAAATACTTCTCTATCGCTTTCGCTTCTGCCCCGTCAATGATACCGTCCGCAAATGCGCCATCCACATAATCATGTAAGCCATCGACTGAATCGGCAGCGTCCTGCGCAGCTTTAGCAGCGTTCGCTGCATCCTCTAAAGCTTGTATTGCTTGTTGCAGTGCCTCGTCAGAATATTCCTTTAGTTTATCCTGTATTGCCTTATTTGCTTCTTCAACAGCAGTATTAAAATCAGCATAGGCAGAATTAAAAAGAGTGAATTTACTATCCACGTCTTTCTTTTCTTCTGTTGTCGTGAATCCATCAGAAATTGCAGCATTGATAGCATTAATCAAGTTTTCAATACTTCCCATCAATGTAACCTTAGCATTGAGCAAACCAACCTTTGCAGAGCCGGATAAATAAACATTCGTGTAGAGTTTATTATAAGTTGCTTCGATAGCTTGTTTAGTGTTGTTGATCGTATTGATATACTTTTCAATAGCTTTTGCCTCTGCTTCGTCTATAAGACCGTCAGCGAAGGCTCCATCTACATAGTTATGAAGTCCTTCCACTGAATCGGCAGCATCTTTGGCCGCTTTAGCTGCATCCTTTATTTCCTGATGGGCAGCTTCCCATTCAGACAGATTTTCCAATCCGGAAGAACCTGCTTTTATTTGAATGTTACCGCCTATCTCACTTTTTACCAGATCGAAATATGTATCACCGTCCGGCGAAAGGATTCTTTCTGTTGTTACGCGGCCTGGCAGAATTTCAGTAAATCCGTATAGCTGAACAAAACTTCTACTACCTTCATACTCGCTGTTAAGCACTCCGGTGAGTAAATGATAATATCCAGTTATCTGTTCCATTTTAATAGCTGTTTCACTCAAGAGGAATGTTCCGGCTTGATTCTCCTTGCCAACTTTAGCATATAGATAATATTTCTTTTCCGGGTCAATGAGTGCCGGAGAATTGTATTCAGCCATATCCCAGTACTTATATTCGTCTGCCTTATGTGAAGAAGAAAGAGAACTAATGCCGAGTGTTAAATGCTGAAGGATTCCTGCCGGAGCGTTCAGTATTCTTGTGCTGGCATTATAAGTAATATTGTGAGATACCTGAACTGGATTCGTTTTTGAATTGACAAAACGGAATTGCAGGCTTTCATCACCTACAAGCAGTTGCATGGTTGAAACGGTTATTGGATTGACAGAGCCGGAGAAGTTCAGCAGTGCATCTTCAAGCATGGACATCGTTTCCTTTGCATCCCGGAACCGACGCTTAGTAAACTGCAGGGCGTCCTTATGCTTGATATCTACCTCTACTTTGTTCGTCTCAATCTTATTCAGATCACTTGAAACAGATATACTGACTGGTTCGTTTGACAACTCTATTTCCGGAGAATATGGATTATTAATATAGCGCTTGATTCCGATCATGCGAATAAGAGAACCTTCCGGATGAAATTGCGTATCATAGAAATCAACATACCCTCCGAGTACTATTTTACCGCCTATCTCCAACCAGCGTTTTTTAGCCCAAATGCCGTCCAATGTCCCGGTAAATATGAATGCTTTATCTTCATGTTCATACAGGTATTTTGCTGCTTCCTTGAAAGCTTCCCAGCTCGCACCTGTTTGTGTGCTGTCATTACAGATATAAGCCTTCGGCAATTGCATTCCGAACACTGCGTATGTATCACCAACCTTCGGGCGCCAGACTTCCGGTTCCGGCATTGTTATCCCATCGATTTCTTGCGGAACAATTTCAAATCGACGTGCCTCTTTCTTGTCTTTCGCTTCATGGATATACTTTACTTCGAACTCCTTGCCTGTAAGCATGCCGGTTTGGAAAATGACAGTCATACTTTCTCCAGCTATGAGACAATCTTCGAAACTCAACTCTTCCGGGATGTCTTTATCTACAAAGTCAAAGAAGTTATTCTTCTTGTTCACTTCAATAACAGCACTGACAGTACCGACACGGGAAGGATAAATAGCTGTACAGTCCAGACTATCTTCCTTTGCTGTTGTAAGTTCTTTATCGGCACGCATGACACAAGTTCCATCCGCATCGGTCTTATAGATACGCGCCTTAGTAGAATCGAAGCCCTCTTCATTCTCAAATTTGATTCCATCAAATCGGATAGTCTTATTCTTTGGAAGTAACAGGTACTTAGATCCGTATGTAGAATAATCAATATTGCGATCTGTAGTTTCTACCAAAATTATTTCGGGTGGTATCTCCCCGGATTCGCGACCAACACCGACCTTAAAACCGTGTCCTTTACCATACGACAGTTTCAAAGGGCTCTCCTTGTTATACTCAACTTTACGCAGATGGATAGTCTTAATTTGTTTTCCTTCAACCGTTTCTTCAATGATCTGCCATTCTGTTTCATATAGTTCTGCAAGTTGATTGAAAGCATCAAGAATATAGGTGTGATTGTAGTTGATTACTTTTTCCGTTCCTTCAATGCAATCACCGACTTTCCAACCGGTACTCCGACGGTTCAGGTTTTCAACGAGTAGACGTAGGTGTTCATGTGGCTTGGCTGTATATGAGAATTTAATACTTCTGTCAACGGTATGACGTACTTTCCACAGCATAGCATCAGCCTCCCCAGTTTCCAGAATCAGAGTATATTCGAAGTTACGTTCACCGTTCTTCTTGAAATTGCTATCCCTCTTCAAAGAATAACGCTTCCCGTAGAAGTCACACCAGGAACCAACCGGAATTTCAAGATATCCGGGATAATCGAAATATAAAGTTAATGAGCACTCCTCCATGATAGCTTCATAAGAGTAGCTTTCATCCTTTACTTCGATTTTTATTTCCTTATCATCATTATATAAAGTTACCATGTCCTTAGAATTATATCCTAAAATATAAATGTCAAATAGAAATGTATTGAATAATAGGCATAAAAGTAAGGAAATGATAGACGAATCATTGATAAAATAATATATTACACACAACATCAACTGCATTGTCACGAAATAAATCCAAATGAAAAATATTTAAAAGAAATCACTCAAAATGTAGTTTAATTCACCTAAGTTTTCTCGGGACAAATTGTGCGTTAAAAGATTTTTCCAATGTTACGACAAAGGACCTCGGACAAAATGGATATTATAAGCTACCGGATGGGTTATTGATTCAGTGGGGAACTGGAGGAAATGGCGTAAATCAAATAGTTTACTTTCCTACTAGTTTTTATAATACCTCATATGTTGTAGTAACTACTGCTATTTCTTCTGTTATGAATTCGATAGTAAAAATGATAAATGGGAAAAATATATCTTATTTCAAAGTCTATTCGGTAGGTCCAACAATTGAAGCTGGGGAGATATTCGGATGGATCGCAATAGGAAGATGGAAGTAGAAAATATTATAACATCAATTTGATTATGAATTGTTTTAGTAGAAAAATAGTATTGATTTTTGCCACAATTATTTGGCAAAGTTCTCTCGGGACTACGTATGCTTTAGCTGATCTATCGAACGCAATGAGCGTAAACCTATCCTTGAACGGTTATGCAAAATTCAATAATGGATTACTTGTACAATGGGGCAGAGTTGGAGGTTCATCTACAGCTTCGTATAGTGTGACTATGCCTACATCTTTTTATAATACTGAATATAAAATATTTGCAACTGTATATAAGCCTAGTAGTGACTCCGCCGTATATTCATCATCTCCTTTGGCAATAAATAAAACAGTTAGTAGATTTTATTTGAATAGAAATTATGCAAGTGGGGGTACTACTGGATTATCACAAGAATCATGGGACTGGTTTGCGATCGGGCGTTGGAAATAACTAAAAAACAAATATTATGAAGTATTGGAAAAATGGATTCTACGATGAACCGGTAGACGGTTCAGTAGAAATAACGGATGAGCATTACAATCAGCTATTAGATGGGCAGTCTAACGGTTTACTGATAGTTGAAAGTAAGAATGGATACCCGATTTTGGTAGAATATGAGTACGACATCGAAGAAGTGCGAAAAATGAAAATATCTGAAATACAGATATTTGACAAATCGACCGATGTCAATTCTTTTGAAATTGAAGGGGAAAGTATGTGGTTAGATAAATCCACACGTGTTGGATTATTTAACTCAATTTCGATTGAGAAAAATGCTGGTAAATCAGATACCGTGTTGTGGTATGATGCTATAAAGTATATCATTCCAATTTCTGACGCTTTATCAATGCTGAATGAGATTGAAATGTATGCATTGAACTGCTACAATGTAACACAATCGCACATCGCAGCAGTCAAATCATTGCAGACTATTGAGGAAATCGAAAACTACGATTATACGATAGGTTATCCGGCAAAGTTGAGCTTTCCGGGATAACCAGTTTTGAAGTTGTATGCTTCAATTTCTTCTTTTGTTTCTAATTGATTGATAGCGTTGATATGCCTTTGTGTTGTGTCATAGCACACAAGGGCATATAATTCTAGTTGTTGCAGCATATTAACGGCCTTCTCGATAGAGAGAATAAACTGCGTATCACCTAGCCAAATACTTGTTTCAGATCGTCCAGTTTCTCTTTCAATACTAATTGAGTTCATAAGCCCTACACGAGTATTCTTATTCAGCCATCCAAATACTCCGTTTATACTGAATTGATTCACTGCTTCAGATGAATCGAACAATCGTAATTCATCAAGTTTTTGCGCTCTGGTTTCTTCGATAGTAGCCTCGTGCACAACTAAAATAGGATATCCTTTTTTGCTTTCAGTTATTATCAAGCCGGTAGATTGACCAGCCAGTAACTCTTGATAATATTCATCCGTAATTTCTACCGAACCGTCTACCGGTTCGTCATAAAATCCATTTTTCCAATACTTCATGATATTTGTTTTTAAATTATTTCCATTTACCTATTGCAAACCAAGTAAACTGCCAACCTGTCCAAGCTATTTCTCCTCCGCTTGCTATATACCTTGTACCTACTTTAAATGAAGAAACTGTTTTAGTATATATTGTTGGAGCATACACTATAATCTCTGTTGTATTAGCTGATACTCCCGTTAGTTGTACGATATAATTCGTATCATAGAAACTTGTAGGTAGATATAATGAGGAGAATCCTACAGCTCCAGCCTTTACTCCCCACTGGATTAATAGACCATTATTGAACTTAATATATGAATTTTGTCCGAAACTTTGACCAGATGATTGAATTGCATTAGTTCCGAGAGAACTTAGTAGCATTTTTTCGTCTTGGGTCATAAACTTTCTTGACGTGCTTTCTTCAATCATTGATGCAGGATGAGAAGCCGGATGAGAGTAATTATTAGCTCCTGCCGCTATTCCGTCCAGTTTTTCCCGTTCCTCGTCCGTCATAAACCTGTGTGTGGCATCTTCATTTATTTCTGACGCTGCATGCTTATGCGAAGCAGGTGCATAATTACCAACCGGTTGATATACTCCTGAATGGTTATGGTTTCCTGCCGCTTTTCCATTCCAATTTGTTTTATCAGAATCTGTTACAAATCGGTGTGTAGCATCCTCGGTCACATCTGTTGCTGTATGCTTATGTGAAGACAGTGCATAATTACCTTTAGGTTGATATGCTGAATCGTGGTTATGATTACCTGCAGCTTTACCATTCCAAGTGCTTTTTTCTGCATCAGTAACAAAGCGGTGAGTACTATCCGGAGTAATATCCGTTGCTTCGTGTTTATGCGAACTCGCTGCATAACTTCCTGCTGGCTGATAGACCCCTGTATGAGTATGATTCGACGGGGACGCACCAACCTCGGAAGCTGTATAAGATGGTTTACTTGCAGCTTTCGCCCATGCAGGCACATCGCTTGCTGGCATAGAAGTTGGAAAATCACTTATTTCAGACTTCTTATGAGTATGCGCTTTAGGTGTACGTGCGTCACTTAGTCGACTATCATTTCCTTGGCAAACAGTTCCGGAAGTTGTGCCAAAGTTCTTATTGAAAGCTGTATTTTTTGAGAATACAGGTTCGTATATTCCTGCATGGTTATGTGTATCCAAAGCTGCTTTCAAAACCTTCCCTTGTTCGGCAGAAAGGACCTTGCCAGTACCACCACTTGTTAGGTTGTTGACAATATCGGAAACGTTGATTTTCTTCCCTAACTCTGTTGCCATGGTAGCGGCGAAGTTCGGATCATTATTAAGGGCATTAGCCAATTCAATAAGCGTGTCGAGGGCTTCCGGTGATCCAGCTACAAGTGCATCCACTGCAGCTTTTACTTTAGCATCAACTCCAGAAACTGCGTTATTGGCGGCCTGTGCTGCCGCATTTGCGCTATCTGTGGCAGCTTTAGCAAGAGCTGTTTGCGCTACTGATGCGTTTTTGGCTGTATTAGCATCATCAGTAGCTTTTTTCGCTAAAGCTGTTTGGGCTTCCGATGCAACTTTGGCAGCGTTAGCCTCTTCTGTTGCTTGTTGGGTTTCTTCTTTGGCAGCATTAATACTTATAATTGCTGCGTTAGCGTCATTAGTAGCTTTCTTTGCAAGAGCAGTCTGTTCAACTGATGCGTTTTTGGCAGCATTTGCATCATTCGTAGCTTTTTTTACAAGTTCTAGTTGTGCGGTAGCATCTCCTGTAGCAGATGTCATTTCTTGTATAATACCGCTATACTCTGACTTACGTTGGGATTCGGCTTCTGCACGTTCTGTTTCAGCAGAGACACGCCTAGTCTCATTTGAGGAACGAGTATCTTCTGCAGCTTTGCGGGTATCTTCATTTTGCTTTCTTTTATTTTCTTCGGATACCCGGGCTGTCTCCGCTGATTTACGTTCTGTTTCAGCGGACATTCTTTTGTTTTCTTCTGATACTCGGGCTGTCTCCGCTGATTTACGGTCTGTTTCAGCAGATACGCGTTCAGATTCGACAGTAACGCGATTATCTTCGGCTATCACACGTGCAGTTTCATTCGTTTCTCTCGTGGATTCGGCTTCTTTTCGTTCATCTTCGGCTGTTACGCGATCTGTTTCAGCTGTAGAACGTGTTGTTTCAGCCGCTTTTCGTTTGTCTTCTTCCTTCACACGTTCCGATTCTGCAGAAGAACGTCCTGTTTCAGCGGTCTTACGTGCATCTTCATTACTTTTACGTGTTTGTTCATCTGACACTCGTTTATTTTCTGTTTCAACGCGGCTAAGTTCTGCAGATACACGTTGCCCTTCAGCGGTCGCACGAGCTGCTTCCTCTGCTTTACGGGTATTCTCATTTATGATACGTACTGATTCTGCAGCTGACCGGGCTTGTTCTTCATTTGAACGATTTCTTTCAGCATCGATACGAGTAGCTTCATTGCGTTGTCGAGTATCTTCATTCGCTTCTATTTGGGTTCGGGAATCATCGGCCGCCTTTGCTGCGTCATTGGCCTTCTTTGTTGCTGCAACTACGTCATCATAGGCTTTCTTTATGAATTCAAGACTAACTTTTACACTTGTTTGTACGCCATTCACCATTTTAACGCCAATAGTGTACAATCCTACCATGCTATCAGCAAGCGTTAATTCGCTGATTTTTTTCTTTTTAATTGGCATAATTTTTTAAGTCAATATAAAATATTCCATCTTCTGTTATGATAAATTCTCCTGCTTCGGATGCAAGCAGGAAATCTGTTTCTCCAATCCGGAAACTAGTAAATACAAGTTTCAAGGTAAATTCCCACCATACCCCATTATTAAGAAGAAAATTGTTTGTCTGGCAACTCTTATAATAGCAAGGATAGCTTTCACTCCACTCATCACAATAAAATATACGTTCAGCATCAGAATACTCATATCCTTCATCATCGACCTTAGCAGACAGTTTTGTGAGATCATAGAGTAGGGCATTGCGATTACGCCAGAACGCTTCAATCGTCCCGGTCCGCATCAGGCATTTGAGAGATACTTCTTTGGTTTGGAATTTCACAACTTCACCGTCATAGATTGCTCCATCTTGACGTTTGAAATTCTGCAATAGGTTCTTTTTTACTGCCGGAGTTTTCAATATCTCGGCATTACTACCTGGAAGAACTATTACGCCATAATCGGACAAATCTTTATTGTCTATTTCATAACCCTTTGGCATAGCGATAGAATTAACAGGGTCCTGATATTCATAATTTGCTTCATGAGGAAAATCGTTTGCAAAAACTATCTTCGCTATTTCAAGTCTAGGATAAATTGTATAGCTATTCTGTGATAACAAACGTAAACGATATGTTTTACCAAGAATCGGAAAACGGAAATTATGGTATCCCATATCGGAAAGGAGCGCTATTAATCCACCAAATCCCAAGTCATCTCTAAAGCCAAATTCTATACTAATTTCGCTTGTGTCGAGGGCAACCACAGAAAGATCAAATTCTTGTCCGTCTTCCTCCGGCCAGTCGTTTTTCTCCGGATCTTTCAAAGTAGGGAAGGCAACAAGATTATTGTAGCTCCCCTTTATAATTGAAATACCGTGTTTGGTATACATATCTAATTCATCTATTAGTAATTGTCCTTTCATCGCTTCAGTATTATGCCTTTTGTGTTTAATGTATCAATACCCAGCTTTATAGACTCTATGGCTTTTTCAATCGCTTCAAGCCGTGCTGTATGGCTGCTTATATCAGATAGATAAGTGATAACAATATCATTGTATTTCATTATTTCTCCCATATATTTATCCAAATTTGAAAGATATGCGAGTTTTTCCGCTATTTTATCCGAATTAGACTGGAGATGCTTTACACCTTCATTAATTGAATATGTATGAGAGATCATAACAGCAAAACTACCGTCTAGCTTATCTGCAGAGTCTTGCGACATAGAAGCAAATCCTTTCTTTGATGCCTCACGTTCTTCATCATCATCTTTGCCAAAACCATATATTTCTGATAATGCATCTCGTTTAGCTTTCATTTCATTGGCAATCTGTTGGCCTTCGGCTTTCAATGCATTATATTCATCCTCGGTCATACCATCATCCATTGCATTATATAGCTTTTCCCTCCATTCAATCAACCGGTCCATATAATCCTCCTTAAGCATGGAATTAAGAATGGCATTTCTCATATATTCTTCGAAGTTGTCTGCAAAATCAGCACTATCGGCGTCCATATCAGTAAGCAAGTCTTGGAAGTCAGAGCGGAGAGAACTGTAATCAATAAGAGTCGTATCAGCAATTTGTTGTTCTAATACTTCCGCAACCTTTGCGACACCATTTGCTATTTGATCGGCAAATTTTTGTGTATCGGAATCTAGTTGTGACCAAAATATGCCTGCATTCTCCTGAAGCTTTGCAAGTTGATCATCTGTCAAATCAAATAGACCGGTCATACGTCCGCCCATTTTCTTTTTGAAATCATCAATAGACATTCCTAGTGTGTCCGCAGCTTGTTTCCAACCTTCCCAGGACATATCTTCAACTTCACTATATCCCTTCGAGTGTGATTTTCCAGATGCACCAGAATTTAGATACTGTTGTCCTAAAACTCTAGCATTTTCACTTTGCAATTTTACCATTTTAAGCGCTTTTTCATAGGCTGCATTGGCATTATCTCCTGTAAGAGTTTCAGCTAATTCCAGTTGCTTTTCGATTACTCTATCAAGAATACTGATATAAGACTCATACGTTTCTTTCGCTTTCTCGTATTTCTCCGTTGTATCGTCTTTTCCGAACAAATCAAAGATTTTCATTGCTACCTGCATTGCTGCGCCAATAATCGCAAGAATAACAGACGCTTTTTCAACTGTACTAATAGCGTTCGCTGATGTATTTGCTGCTGATTCAACGCCAGACATAGCAGTCATTGTAAATGCTCCGATATTACCAATCAAAGAGATAATTTCTCCAGCAGGTCCACCGATCGTTTTTCCAAGTTCATCTATTGTGTCCGCTAGTTCTGATATCTGTGCTCTGACTTCTTTCTCTGCCTTTTTAACTTGGTTGTCTTTCTTGACAACCTTATCTTTTGCTGCGTTGTAGTTTTCAGTTTTCTTTTTAACTTGCTCCAAGGCCTGCGCTTCGGATAAATAGGCTTTAGTCGATTCTATTTTACCTGTTTCCGGATTGTATTTAGAGGATTTGATCCCATTCTCAAATTTAGCACCTCCTTTCACAGCCTCGGCTTTTATCCGAGCATTTTCTAACTCGATTTGCGCATTGGCTAGCTCTTCTTCAGCTTCCGCTAGTTCTTTCTTCTTATCAGATAATGACTGAAACGGATTACGGGAATCCAATTCGTCCATGATGGATTGAATTGTACTCGTATATTCGCGAAGTTGATCAGGAGATAGAACTTGTGCCGCTGTACTCTTTGCATTCTCTAATTGCGTTAAAAGGGAATTAAGAGTTTCGGAAGAAGTTTCTTTCAAGTTTTCGAAGGCGCGAACATATTCTGGGGATTCTTTCAACTTATCGTAGTCCAGTTTCATTAACTCCATTCCCTTATTTTTCGTTGCTTGAGCAATGGAACGGTCTATCTGTTCTACCTGATTTGTATCTCCATTCTTCGTAGCTTGTTTACGCTGTTCCTGTAACGTTGCAATATCCTCATTAAATTTTCGTTCAATCGCAAGACGCTGGTCTGTATAATCCTGATACAGATTCAACAGGTCAGATAAATCATCTCCGCGATCAAACTTTGTATTGGTAGCGGTTGTAGCTTCTTTTGCTATATTATCGAATGAAGCAAACAGTTTTTTCGTAGATTCTGAATTGATGAAAACATCTGCATTAAAAACCTTCTTTTTATTTTGAGGATTGATTTCAAAAGCAGCTCGTGCATCTTCTATTACTTTCCGTTTCTTATCCTCGGTTTCGCGCTTAATAGCCTGTAATTCTAGCCGATGATTGAGTGCTCTTTGCCTTAGAACCTTTTCACTGCTTTCTTTAAGTTTATTGATTTCAATCTGTTCAAGTTCATTTGCTGAATCTTCTTTCATTCGTTCCTGGTCAAACTTCTGTTTCTCTAACAGGAGTTTATATTTTTCTTGTTCTTCACGTAATTTTTGTGCCTTATCATCTTGCTTGGAAAATGAATCATAAACTTTTAATTCTTTCTCTGCTTCTTTTAGCTTTTTGATATTTTCTTTGTAGGCAGTAACGACAGTAGCATCAATCCCTTTGAAATTTCCAGCATCCATCAATTTCTTTTGAGCCGAAGCTATTGAATCTAGTGCTTTCGTTGCATCATCTTTTTGCTTGGTCCAAAAGGCTTTATTTTGAGTAGCGGCTTCTTTTTGGGATTGTACATGAGCTTTAATAGATATAGAATGTACCTTTACTGCTCTGTCAACCTCACCTTGTAACAAATCCACCTCTTTAGCAACAGCTTCTCTATCTTCTTTTAATGCACCAGTATACCCATTTCTGTTATTTGTTAGGATGATTTGGTTGTCTATTTTTTGTAAGCGTTGTTTTGCCATAACTAAATTAGTCTTAGCTATAACAACATTTCTTCTTGCTTCTGCTTCTGCTATTTTATTTGTTAGTTCTAAATCATCCATATCTTTCAACTTCTTCAAGTCCATATCTTTAAAAACGGACTTCATTAAACGTTGCAGTTGAAGCAGAGCCTTATATCTTTCTGTAGTGGCAGCCGCATCGCTTCGTGCTATAGATACAAGACCTTGAATCTTATTCTTATAATCTTCTGCTCTTTGTTGGCTTTCTTTTACTGTTTTATTGAATCGGTATTGTGCTTTCTCTGCAGCAGTTGCACGGGTAGCATACTTATAAATTACATATCCGAGAGTTGCAGCAGCTGCAGATGCTAAAATATAGGGATTTGCCAACATGGCTGCAGTATTCTTTAATAGGGAAGCCGTATGCATTTTAATTGTTGTAATCATTGCTTTCCTTGTAGCCATCTGTTTTACTTGGGCAGCAGTAAGGACATTTTCAGATACAGTTCCGGCTTCAACAGCTTTCTGGTACAATGTCATTTCATATTTTTCCATTTCAAGCAATGAAATATGTATTTTCTTAACAGCATTTATAGCTATAATAGAGCCTTTATAGCCAATAAAAGCACTAGTAAGTGTTACTATCAATGTTCCCAATATTCTTAATGATTCTTGTGCATCTCCATTTTCGAAGGCTTTGTTAAAAGAAGTAGCAATAGAAGATACTTCTTTTAAAATCTCTTTTCCAAGGGGACGAAGGGTAGCTGTTATATTATTGCCAAGTAGTTTCATTTGATTTTCGGCAGATGAAGCCATTTCTTTAAAGGCTGCTTCTGCTGCACCGGCAGAATTATTAACTTCGTCTAGATCGGAAGCTGCTTCCTTGGCCTTTTCACCAGTAAGCATTAAAGCGGCTTGGAGTGCTTCATCGGTACCCAACAATTCTTTCATTTTGGTTGATGAACCACCTGCTTTGTCATAAATAAGTTGTAATGCTTCTTGGAAAGTACGTCCTTTGAATGCAGCGTCTCCCAACTGGTTGGCTGTACCTAAGATAGCAGCACGTATTTTCGTCATTGCTTCCGAAGTGGGAACACCTTGTTTGGTGATTGATGCTACTGCGCCCAGGACTTCTTTTATATCAATGCCAAATGATGCAGCAATAGGTGCTGCTTGGGCTATACTTTTGCCTAGTTGACCAAAATCAGTCTTACCTAATCGAACGGTGGTAAATAACTGGTCCGAAACTTCCTGGGCTTTAGAAGCATCCAATTTATAAGCATTTAGAACTGTAGTAATAGCATCAGCTGCAGTAGCAGTATCGGTTACTCCACCAACAGCAGCTTTTGCGGATGCTTCCAACACTTTCATTCCGTTGGCTCCATCATGTCCGGCAGATACGATCTGATAGAGAGCTTTGGCTGCTTCGTTTGCTTCAACGGGAATAGTACGAGTTATCTCCATAACTTGATTCATGTAATCCGTTAAGCTGCCTTTAATTCCATTTGAAAGAGTAGCAACTTCTTTCATGCTTTGTTGAAACTGTTTTTCAAAGTCGTATGCACCTTTGGCAGCTCTGGCAAATGCGATACCTGCACTAATGCCGATCCCACCGAATACATCGAAAGCGGTAATTTCACTGGCCATTGCCTTAATGATTCCCATCGCTTCCTGACGCCCGGAATATAGTCCTGAATTATCTATGCCTGTTGCGAAATACAACGCTCCATCTTTGTTCTGAATACTCATATAGCATTTATTCTTAAAATATAAAGAGGAGCCAAAATTTGGCTATTTCAAGAAGAATAAGCATCTTTGCAGTGTTCTAAGACCAAGGAACAGTTTTTATAAATGCTTTGGGGAGTTGATAAGCCTAGAATTACAATATAAGGCTATCAATTCCCTTTGCTACATAGTCCCAAAGCATTTGAAAGATTATGTTCCTTGGTCGGAATAAAAGGGGAGAGATAGCCTTTTTCTATAATATATAAATCACTATTCATTAGCGCCATGACCAAGGAAAATGAAAACGTATCCATAGCGAATAAAAGTAGCTATACGGAAGAAGAGATTAAAGCTGCCTACGAGAAAGGGAAGAGTGAAGGAAGAATTGAAGGGATGCTCTCTTATCAGAAAAGATTGATTAAAAATCTACAGCAGGATAATGCTTCTCTCAATCAGATGCTTCAAGAAATGAAAAAATAATCCCCTGTATCTTCACAGACACAAGGGACCAAAAACAACTCTAAATCAATTTAATAAAAAAACAGTTAACCTAATATATAAACACAATGGCAAATTACTTTATCTTTTGACTTTCCCGTTAATATCATAATATCTTTTCATCCGGATCTTCTCGTTTGGATTATCAAAACTTGGTAGCTCTATCCATTCATAGTCTCGTCCTTCGACTTCTCCGTCTTCATCAGTCGTTTTATTTCGCTCCCTCATTACAAAGGAGTACTCCTGAAGTAATATCTCTATTAATCCATAGCTACTATCCAGCGTCTCATTAAAAGTCAATCCTAGAGCTTCTTTTACAATAACTAAGAATCTACTTTGGTTGTATCCTTCCAGCTTTGTAGATTTTTCCGAGCGGCTATTATCTCCGTCTCTCGCAATGGGCTCACGTTCCGAAGCATCGTGATAGAGGTACAAAAAGGGTGATATCCTATTCGATATATAATTGCATTGAATAATATGCGTATATCTTCCCATGTGGAATTGTCTGCAAGAGCTTGTTTAAACCATTTTGGCGGATCACTTGGCTTATTATGAATACCTAAGCATACGATATCAAGAAGCAGTTCTCCGTACTTATCCATAATTTTGGGAAAATCTTCTGGCAGCTCTCCCTTTTTTACAATCATCCTATCAATATCTTCTTTTTCAATTTCAAGAAGAAGCGGACGAATTCTAAACCATGTCCGGACGGTAATTGGTTTTATTACAATACTATTACCTGGGTCCTTTCCATTAGGAATAGAATCTCGGTTAGAGAAATCAAATGGGATTCTTACAGGTTGTTCTGTAACAGAATCAGATTCTTGTTGGAATAAGTTTTTTATACTCATAAATTTCATCAAGGAGCCTAGTCAGTTGTACTTCCTGACAATATGTCCAGTTATTCGCGACTAACCTTTAATACTTTCGGCTCCATCCTTCAAATAGTTTGTTCCTGTGAGTGGATTCGAACCACCGGTCTCTACTAATGTAGTGCTTTAACCAACTAAGCTACACAGGAAACCATTTTTACTCTACTACTTCTTCGCCTTCGGGATTTGCTGGATTTGCCGGGGCTTCTCCGCTTTCAGACACGCTTATAACTTCACGCATAAAAGCAGCCTTTTTTTCTCCGGAAGCTGTAATAGCTGCCTGCATATATACACGTACAAGTAACAACTCCGCTTGCTCGGAACCGGGAGCTTGTGAGATCTTAGAAGTAATCTTACCATTAACAACGGTATAAACTACCTTTTTACCGTTTTTGGGTAATGTTTCGCACTGGAATGTCTTTGAGATAGAAGGAACGTTGATTGGTTTCTTCCAGATGTTTTTTCCGTCAGCTGTATCAATCTCACCACCTGCCAACTCTTTAAGTACTTCGTTAGAAGGAGTAGGAATAGAGAGTTCGATGTAATCTGTTGTATCTTTTACAAATTCAACATACAAAGGTTCATCGCTTCCTTCCGTCTCGACTTTTACTTCTTTAGGATCCGCAAAGTTGAATACTACACTTCCTTTTGTCGGAAGAGGAAATTCTTTGAGGTCCGTTCCCGGAACACCGTCTCCGACTGCTCCAAATTTAATTTTACCTACGCCCATAGCGATAGGTCTTACTTCTCCTGTCATAATTATTGATCTATTAAAATTTCTAATCTAATATTTGTACAAGCGAATTTCTCTTTCAAGTCCGGCATTGGAACACTCCAGAGAACTGTCACTTCTTTACATACACCGTCATTACTATTGATTGAATCAAGCGACTTCCGCACCTTACGCTTAATTTCCTTCATGCGTTGACGTTGGTGCATACCATTTTCATTCAAAGGGACAAAGATGTTGACGTTAATAGGCACTTTATTAATGAAGTCGAGTTCATTCAATTGTAGATGATTGATAACGATATGTTCATTGGTCAAGCCTGCTTCCGATTTGTCTTTGTAAATCATAACATCGGTGCCCGCAGCGGCCACAGCATTATAAACTATATCTACAGCGTCAAATTCATCCATAATCAAATCTTGCTAAAAACTGATTTCAACGTATCCCTCAGATACTTCTCACATTGCGTATTAGCCCCTGAAACGACTTCATATCCTTTAGCTTCCACGGCAGCCGCATATTCCATTCCTGCAACACCTACCAATACATAACCACCAGTATAAGACAGTGAGACTTCTTCTGCAAGCCTACGCCCTTTATACTTACCGGTTGTCTTATCAATTCCTTTCTCACTTTCGGTAAAGTTCTCTGCAACCACTTCTCCGTTTTTCGCAATTATATATCCGATAGATGAACGAAGATTGCCAGTCTGGTCCTTATATGAGCCGTTCCGGCGAGCTATATCGATAAACTTTTCACCTCCTGCCTGCAACAATACAAGTATCTTGTTTTCTGCTTTGCTTTGAAAGTGATCGAACCAACGTTCTAGTGAATGTTGGTCGAATAGGGGAGTCATGCCGTTTTTCATGCGTTGATAATTGAATGTGATTGATAAGGTTCCCAACAGATAATCGGTACATCAATACCCTTTGATGCAACTTTCAAACGCAAAAACTTACTGTCTGCCGGCGGTTGGATTTTGGTGTAAAAATAGCCATGTACTTGCGCTTCATCACCAGCAGAATTACGTTTATAGACAACAGTACCATCACTTACAGGATCATAACGTCCGGGAACGGATATTTCAATCGGTTTCCCCGGAACCCATTCACCGTTTACTGTCTTTCCGTTAACGTCGATAGTGACTATCGCTGTATGTGGATATCGTTTTACCATCTGTTACCAGCCTTTCCTTTGACAATTATTCGTTTCCCGAGTTTACCGGCTTTCTCCGGCTCCCCGTTTTCTATATACAGTTGTTTTGCAGTCTGGATATAGAAAGAACGGGGATGAGTGATAGAAAGCTTATTCTCACTGAAATCCTGTGAGTTTACTAACATGGCGTACGTATCAGCGACACAAAGACCAACTTGCTTCATGTTTTCAGTAGTACATTCCGCTTCGGGGTTGATGCCCCGCTTAACGAAGACTACCTTATCTAAGAAGCTTTCCATATCCTCAATAGAAGGATATTCCAGTATTGTTTCTCTGATTGTTGCCATATAGTTTACTCTTCATCTGTTTTTTCAGTATCTTCACCTTCTTCCCATGCTTGGCCATCAGTTTTCATGATGTACATTGCATCAGGATCATTAATTACAGGAATTGCGTTGGCTTCCGCTTTAGTCCACTCCTTGAACGGTTCCAGTTCAGACCACTTGCTGATGAAAACAAAGTCTTTTTTCAGCGTTGTAGCTTTCTTCTTGTATTCAATGGAATGTTCCGCTGCGATAGGACCATGCTGAATGTCGCCACACTGTAAATCTTCCAGGAAACAAATATTAGCGGATTCCCATGGATTTACAGTAGTACGTTGATGAGCAGCATTCTCAATACGAACAGACGGACTTACAAGAACAATCTGGACACCTTCCGTATTCTCTTGGGCAGCAAGGTATTCATTGATAACCTTTTTGGAGATAGTCAGTTTTTCTTTCTGATTGATCCAGCCTTTTACCTTTTCAATAACAGCCTTTTGCTTCTTCAATAGAGCAAATCTGTCTTTGCGCATTACTACGTATTTGATAGTAACACCTTCGGCAGAAGCGGCAACCACAGTGTCCTCAATATCCTGTAAGCCGTCGGCCGTTGTAGACTTAGACCAATCCACAGCAGCAACTTTCTTGTTTTCATTAGGCATACCACAGCCTACAAATTCTTCGGTAACAATGCCATTGTTATTGCTTGAATTGAGAATGAAGCCACCTTTAGACATCAATTGCATACACCACCATTCGAAACGGCCACGAACAGCGTTATATACGAAGTCTTGATCTTTAAAAGCAAGGTCTAGAATTGATTTCAAGTCTGCATCACCTTCACAATCCCGGCTAAGTTGCTGGTATTCGTTCCAGTCGCTTTCGTTCATACCGCGTTTTACGGCAGTCTTAGGGATATCACCTGACATCTTGCCGATAACTTCACGTTTCTTTTGCGGTGCAGAAGAATCGAATGAAATAACATCAGCGATAACCGGTGCACCTTTTTCGCCAGTAAGAGTTTCCCATTTCAGAGAGTTCTTCTGCTTTACACCAAAGAAATTAGGGAAGAATACCGGCTTAACTTTACGCGAGTTAAGACGGGCACCCATATTCTTACGGTTCACTTGTTTAATTAAACTTCTTTCCATACATAATTATGAATTAATGGATTACACAAAACGGATAAAATGAAGCAATGCCTTCATTGCTTCGTCAATAGGGTAGGGCATTACTGCCTCATTTACAGTACCACGTACCAGAAGTCCTGATTGCTGGTTAGCAACCGTTACATCAACCTTGTTCATTGTAATAACTTCTGGTACATATTTGAACTTGGCGGCTTTGGCATCAGCTTTGGCAGTAACAAGAACTAATACATTACCTATCTCTGCAGCTCCAATTGGTCCAGCAAGGGTTATCGTATCGTAGCCTGGGTTGGTCTTGTCGATTGCAGAGATTACATCAGCAGCTCCAGTTAAGGCACCACCAACAGTAACAGCCTCTCCAACTTTAAACACATGATTCTTTGCTATCTGAATAGTTACTGCATCAGCATCCGCAACAGCCGTAATTCTTCCGGTCTTAACTGTATGATAAAGACCGTTAGCATCCTTACCTACCATAACAAGCGGAGGAAGTTCATCAATGATTCCCTTCAGTTCCGCACGGGCAATAGTACCACCGCCCTGAATGTCCTCAATAATCTTTTCGATTCCGGGAGCATACTGAAATTCTTTTTGTTTTTTTCTGAACATAGCTTTTAATTATTAGATATTATTCATCGAGGCCAAGACTGGCAGTTCCATTATTTGAGTTTTCTTCGTCTTCCATAAGTTCTAGCCATTCTTTTTCAGAACGTTCTTTGGGCTTGTAGGAATTAGGCTTGTAACCGCCACCGGCGACCTCATCATCTATTACCGACTGTCTGATTTCAGCGTATTCTTCTTGCAACTCTTTAATCTGATCTTCAACAGAAGTTTCAGAATTGACATCAATACGGTTAAACCACTTTTCAGGGAGTTTTGCATCTGCAAATAGTGTTCTGGCTGATGCCTGTTTCGTGGAAGTTGTGACTGTTGATACGACAGAAGATACCGATGCGGTCAACTCGGAGATTTGCTTCTGTTGGGCTTTCAATAGCCTAACTACAGATGCGGGCAAATCTTCGAAGTCTTCATCATCGTCTTCTTCATCATCGTCTTCGGATTTTACTGTTTTCTTAGTCTTTTTAGCCGATTTGATAGGTTTACCATCCTTTAAACCATTGTTCTTTTCATACTCGGCAATAGCATCCTTTTTCGCTTTTTCTATTGCGGATGTGTTTTCAAGATCAGGAAGAATATTGTCTTTGAACAAGGCAATATAAGTATCAATATCATCCTCCTTTTCGATTTTGAAGAGTTTCTGAACCTTTACAGCGTACTTTTCATTTACACCTGCGGCTTTCAAGCCCTTTTTAATTGCATCAATGATTGTCATAACGATTTTCTATTAAAATATAAGGGGAGTAAATTTTTCCTGCTTATATATTTTATTCCGGAATCAATGACTATATTTGCAACATGGATAATAAGAAGAAAGAATATAGAAAGAAAGCTAAAGAACTCGCTCTTCAAAATGGATTCGATCAAGTTTCCTATTATGGAGAATGGAATGGCTATTTAGCATATACAGTATCCCGGAAAGAAGATGCAGGATGTTGTATTGGTTATCCTCGCTTTATCCTTGTTAAAGATAGTGTTACTACGTTAGCACCATATACTCAATCAGAAGATATAATGGGAATGACTTCCATGCCTAAAGACCATGTAGATACATTACTATAATTTTTTCACTATTCCGTCAATAATATCAGTATTTACCAACAAATTGTCTACACGTAATACATTAACTCCATATCTCAAACTTATTTCCTTTGATAGTTCTCTCCAATTTTTCATCTTTCCAGTTTGTGGGTCATATATTATTATTTTTCCATTATGTAATTTTTCCAGAGTAATAATATGCCCAGAATTCTTGCCTTTCCAAGCAAAATCAATATGATATCTTCCCGGTTCTTTTACTAGTTCAACTAATTCTTTGGTTAACTCTTTTATACTTTTGCTTTTTAAAGCTCCCGATCTTGTTATATCATATATGCCTCCTGCAGTCTGCTTTTTAGGCATAACCATAGTCTTGGGGTCGATCCATGCCCAATTGGTCCGCATTGATAACTCATATGGAATGTTCCCTGTCTTTTGAAGATTTGGTAGAGCTGTAACATTATATCCACGTCTCCTCAATTCATTAGCAACTACGCAAGACTGGCAATTTACACTATATTCGCTTGCTTTTCCATAATTAATGTTTCCCCGTAACTCATTAGCTTCTTCGAAGGTCATTTCTTTGCCTTTTTTTACACCAATCTTCTGTTCTATTTTGGCTTGGTTGAAGTTTCTTACAAATCGGTCTTCCCATCTTTTTTGAATATCATTTTTCTCTGCATCAGTCTTGATACGTTTAGGTTTAGAAACCTTTATAACTTCATTCGTAATAGGTTGGGAAACTATTTCTCTTTGTAGTCCTCCATCATTGGTAAAGTTATCCTTGTACCAGAAAGCAGATTGTAATCCATCTTTATTTTCGCTGACGAAATCCTTTGCCGCCTGGGGAATATCCGTAATAGTCTGACCTTGCGGAACCGTATCATTCAGCAAGAAATCAGCAAAATCTTCCGGCTCCATGGTGATAGGAGTGGCAAAGCAGATACAAAAAGGATGAAAGCCTGTAAACTTGAATGTTTTCGGATATTTACCTACCATCGCATCACATATCTTGCACGGTCCTCGATTATTGGCCGAGCGATGTATCTCAATACCTAATATGAAGTCTTGTTTGCTCCAACGTTCATAGTCCGCACTACGATAAGCAATGTTCGTAGTTGTAGCAGATGTCCGGAGAGCGTTCTTATATGCTGAACGATAAACACCTTGTCCTGGATGATAATTCTTCATTGGTTGTGATAATACCAATTCACCTTTCTCATTCCGGATCCTGCGAAAGCGTTTTTGGGGATTTTGCAAAATTTGCCGTATATCGCTACTGATTCCGTTTGCATTACGTCCGGCAACTACGCCACTATCAAGATAGAATTCGAGTTGCGATTTCGTTTGTTGCGTAATATTCCAAACTCTATCAGATAACTTGAATCCGTTAGCATCTATATCGTTCTTTAGCGCTTCAAATGCAGATAAGCTATGAGCGAACATACCATCTTTCGTTGCACTGGAAATAGACATTCCTTTGATGAACAGGGAAATAAAATCATCATTCTTTCTTTCTGCTCGTTCCCAACCGTCCTTTTGAAATGCAGAGATATTAGCATATAGCATTGATTCAAGATTCAGCAATTCCCGGTCAACTGCACTCTCTATTCTCTGATTACGTATCCATACGTTATTTTTCCCCGCATCAGACCATTTATGGAGATACGGGGAAACAGAAAGAATAAATTGATTAAAGATATTAGCTATTACGGCCTGCTGTGCAGCAATTTTCTGTATATGTTGTTTATCGTAAAAAGAAAGTCCAGGCATAGATTATAAAGTTGCTCCAATAAATGAATTATTCTGTGCAGTCTCTTTTTCGTCTTGCTTCTTACGATTCAATTCTGTTTCCACATCGTCAGTGTATGGTGAATTCTTTATAATCGTTTCCTTGCTATTGAATTGAGAAGCAGTTTCAAGGTTCTTGAGTTCTTCAGCTAGATCTTGTGGGAGAATGCTACTAAACTCAACCTCAATGTAGTTATCATTTAATTGCGATGCATATTTAGTGTGCGTAATATTAGCCATTCCAGCCTGAACTATTGCCACTGTACGTTGAACTGCCGGGCCGAATATCTCCATTTGTTCAGATGCCTTAATCTCTGCATCAATCAACATAAAACGACGTGAGGTACCACTAAGGTTGCCAAGCCCCATTAGTTTACTCATAGATAAATCAGGACTTGAAGATCCGGAATGTATTGCATCATCTAACTGGTTAAGTTCAAGTGTTACGGATTCACAGGACTGTTGCCATGCTAAGTAATCTGCATCACCGTGATATGTATTACCGGTATCCGCATCTACTTCCATAGTAAAGTTTAACTCTTTGCCTACAGTTTCTTTGCTCGGAAGATTAGCCAAACCATAAGTTTTCAGTATCGGTTCGGAAAAGTAGTCATTAGTATCTGATAGGCGGGAAAGTCTCATTTCTTTCTTGTCTATCAAATTAGCGACATCTTCCCAATCCGGACAATCGACTTCGGCATATACTACCGGAATCTTGCCAAAACGATTCTTTATCTTTTTCACTAGCCAAACACCGTCCATAATACCGGAGTAGACAACATCTTTCGTATAGACTTTCACGCATTCGCAAGTACGGCCATTGACTTCTGCATTGTACTTATAGATAAAGCCGTCCATATCGTCGTCTTCATCAAAGTGTGGATAAAATTCACATTCGACATTACTATCCTTGGGAGTAGATAGAATCTTAACCTTCAACTGGCTTTTTCCATCATCTTTAGTGACCGGATAGAATACAATAGCTGCTTTGGTTTCAGACAACACCTTGCGAGCAAACTCTTTCAATACCGATTGCATCTTGAGCTTTCGCTTATAGACTTTCTTAAATTCATCAAATCCGTCGTTCGAATCTTCTGCTGTGATAGTCATTTCACCGCCGAACAAAAAAGCAACAGATGTGCGGACGATCTTTTTAGGTAGGTTGGTTACGACCTTAGCTACATCGACAGTCTTGTCTTCTAGTCTCTTTGGCTTTTCGGCTCCTGTTTCGGGGTCAATTTCTACTTCTGTATCTGAATATACAGCAATCTTTTTAGGCTCCCGATACCCAACTGATTCTTTACGACGGGTTCTGTCTCCATTGTATTCCTCCATATATTCACGAGGATTACGATTTTCACGGGTATCAACGCATAAATCACCTACTATGCTACCGAAATCTTCATTTTTCAGAATATCCTTAATGTCTGGCATATACTTTTCTCTTAAAATATACACAGAAAGGAACTTATCCGCGTCCTACCTTACGAGTTTGCTTCTTAAATTTCAAGCCAAGTGACTCTGCAAACTCTGCAAGGATTGTCATGCCATCCGGAGCATCGTCATGAGCGTTATCACCCTCGCGCTTGTAACTGGTAAACGCTTTCATGAAACGACCGTAGTCTGATCCTTTAGAATATTCTGTTTCATCAAGAAAAGCACAATGCTTCTTTATCCAGCCAGCTTTCATGATGATACGTGTTTCCTTGTGCTGTGTTGTTGCCCGGGCTTGAATCATACATGATTTCTTTTTAGCAGTAACAAGTTTGCGTACATTGATAGCAAATATACGCCCGCCATTGTTTGATTCAATACGTAGTTGATCGCACTCTGTATCAATAACCATTTGCGCCAGGCGCGGTTCTGTGACTTCGACAGGATCTTTAGTGAAAAGAATATCGGTAATGAAGTATTTTGGACCAAACACCTTTGCGAATGGTGCGCAGAAATCATCATCTCCTTTATCAGCAGTATCACAGGCTCCGAGTGTTCCATCAGGTTTTTTCCCTGCAATATCGGCAAGTTTGAAGCGCATGAGAGACGATTTGGGGAATAGTAACCCTTTGGCCTCGAACGGTTCCTGCATATACTCGGCCATCCAAATACTTTCGTCTGTTTCAGAACGTAATTCCTTGTAATATTCTGTAGTATGAACATCGGCGCAGAAAGTTTCATCATTCTCATCCAGCGCAGCAATACGAATGATTTCATTGTACTTGCCGGCTTCTTCCATGCGTCCAAGGACATCATTAGAGGACCAGCGAGTACCAATATCAATCATACAGCAGCTTCCTTCAATACGGGAGTCATGCGTACCCTGCTTCCAAGACCATACCTTTTCATTGTTATTATCCGATAATGCATCTTCCAGACTCTTGTACAAGTCATCCGTCATGGCGAGCATTGACGCACCAAATCCAATAACGGTACCACCAACACCACCACCGAAGTAGGATACTTGTCGTGCGCCTTCCACACTCCAGCTCTTGACATTCTGCTTATCACCCTTTAAATGGATATCGGGAAATATTTCTTTAAAACGCCTAGATTTCACAACATCTCGAGTATCGTATGATAGTTTATTATAGAGAGTATCCGAACAACAGTTACGCATAACTGACTCTTGCGGAAAGTGTCCGTACATCCAGGCAATGAATAGAGAAGATATATAAGACTTTCCGGCACGTGGCGGCATACTGACAGCAAGACGGTAGATTATACTGGCAGAATATGATTCATACACACGCATGAACGCTTCTGCGACCTTTTTTAGGAACAGACGTTTAGAGAAAAACTTCGGATCATAGTACAAACAAAACGCCCAAAAGTCTTTCTTTGCTATTCGTTTGCGGAGTATGGTAGCAGCCTTTGCTTTACGAATCAATATTTGTCTTTTACTCTTCTTCTTTACCATCAATTATAGCCTGTAGTTGTTCGTCACTCAATCCTTCCAATTCATCACCAAGGTTCACATTTGCATCAACTTCTTTTTTGTCTCTCCATTTCTCCGGCTGCCGGTTCTTCAGCCAGAATATAGCGGCTGTCGTATCAGGTGGGTAATGCTCAATATATTCTTTTGAGTCTGTTATTCTTCCTTCGGATGTTGCAAATTTTGTTGCCTTACAGGAATAACCGATAGCGCGATTATATAACCGAGATGCAACGTTCGCATCCGCAATATTCTTTCCCTTTTTTAGGGACTGAAGAAATTCCGGATAATCTTTCTTCCATTTATTAAATGTGCGCTCGGTTACACTAAATAAATCAGCCATTTCCTTGTCTGTAGCTCCTAATAAGGCATAGTTCTCGGCTAACTGATTGTATTCTTCTTTATATGCGCTTTTGCGTCCCATATGATACTTTTTGCTTAAAATATAATGCCGAATACTCATTTCTATGGGAAAAAGAAAGGTGAGACTATGATTTAGTCCCACCTCGCTCTATAATTATCACAATATTCTAACGTCTTTTGGCGTTTTCTTGGCTTCTACGCTTCTCATTAAGTAATAACTCCCAAATGTAGTCTCTGCCTTTCGGAGTCCACACCATATATTCACGTGGTTCTTCATCTGGATCGACAGGCTCATATACAACCGTATATGTTAACTCACGTCCGACAAGAGATGAATCCAGTACCCACCTTTGTTTTATATTATCGTATTCTTGGACTCTTTTATATTCAAGAAAAGCATTTAGTTGCCTTGCATCAGAATTTAATGCTTTCGCCATCTGTTTAACTGTGTAGTATTTGCATTGCCGAGGAGAGATACGTTGCTCACCAACAGATAACAATGGATTCTGCAAAGTCGGTATAGTTAGCAATTCACGTTGACGAGTCAATTCTGATTGCATCTGACTGATCTGTGCCGTCATTACTTGATTTGCTTCTACCAATTGCTTCAAAACAGTTATGTCAATAGGCGAGGGGAGTGCAGGCACTTCCTTTATGGCTTTCTCCATTTTGTTGAAGGCTTCGATATAATCGAGTTTGAATTGAAGAGCTTTCTTTCCGGTGAAACCCATTGCCAAGAGGGTGAAGCCGTCGCGGTTCATGATGTACATAAGGTTTTCTTTTCCACTATTATCTGTGTAAGTGCTTGATACAAAGAACTGACCCGTTTTTTCGTGTGAGCTCAAGAGGACCTTTATTGTGTCCATTACATGATAGTGTTTCTTTCCAAACTTCTCCGCTACAAGCACACTATTAGTCAGAGGTTGTCCTTCTGTACCTTGGAATACTATATCATTCACAAGCATACTTTTAATTTAATCAGCCAACACATTATTTATTTCCCAAAACTTTTCCATGAATACAGGAAAAGCTTCTTTGCTCAATTTTGCACGAAGAAAGTCTCTACACGCACGCACTAACTTGATGAAAAGTACTTTCTCTATTGGTCGATATTTATCCCATTTAGTGAACATGGACATATATATCCGTGGAGTATAGTTCATCAGTTCTATAGTCTGTTGACTGGTTATCTTTTGATGATTAGGCTTTACTCCTGTGAAATAGTATTTTGTCTTAAATGTTTCTATTTCTTTGGGAAGATTCTTTTCGACCCGATCATGGTATTCAGTGCAAACAGCTGAGTATCCATTGGTAATACAGTACTTTCTAATCATAGTGATAAACTTTAGAAAGATAGTGCTCTCAAAAGGTATGAATGGCTGAAACTCCATACATAGATTGCGAAGTTGGAGGAACTGTTTATCATTAAGTTCAAGCTTATTCATGAGAGACCTCCTTTCTGCTAGAAACCATTAACACGATTGAAGAGATAAACCAGCCTATACAGGCGAAGAGAGGAAATGATGTATCAGCAGAACCTGATACAATGAGAGCGATAAACGCAATACACACGTTCACAAGTCGGAGAACGGTACTTGTGGTTACACGATGCCCATTGGGTGTGGGCGCACCATTGATTGAAATTGAATTCATACTACTGTGATATTTGGCGTTTCGGCAATTATAGAACACAAGAACGGCCGTCGTTTCCCATGTCGCCAAACATCACAGTAGTAATCCAACTCCGAAGAGCAAAACCTACAGGGGAAAGACAGCCGCCTTTATGGTTCAAGTATAGGCACAAAAAAAGCCCAACTTAATTAGTGAGCATTTACCGCGCTCCGCGAAGTGGGACTAACCCACTGTGATATTTGGCATCGGCAAAGATGGGAACTTTTTCCGAATTACCAAAGAATTTGCTCTTATTTTCATCAAAACAGTGAGAAATAAGCAATTTATGAATCTTTTTTATTTTCATTCTTTTTTTCTTTGATATCTGTATTAATAGTAAAAGAGGCGAAATTATAAATACTGATTGCTATATCCTTCATTATCCATATTGAAAATAAGATGAAATATAGTGAGATGACTAAAAGCAGTGAGTTGATAATGTTAGGTGGTAATATATGAAACGGCATATTCACAGTCCCTATACTATTCACTATAAGAAGATAAAGAACCCCAAAACAAATAATCTTTATTGCAGCAGCGAAAGATGAGTTCAACCCATTCAGTAACTTATTTCCTTTTGCATTATGCTTCATCTTTTCACAGATTGGGGACCAGTACATAGACATTAATATAGCATAAGCCGCCAAAAGGATTGATAACATTACAGGAACTACACTCAATCCAATCGTGATAACCTTAAACAGTTCAACAAGCATATCTTTCCCCCCTAAGTAGCTAATAACAGTTATAGTAACTGCTACCAATATAGGGAAAATTGAATCTTTAATCAAATCATAATTCGTGTATGATTTGAACACTGAATCCCATCCAAATATTGAGTGTTTCTTTTCCATTTTTATTCTGAACCTTTATATCTTGTAACAACTTCGTTATATATAGCCATATATATACTACCGATGCTACTGAATCCAACTTTTATCTTTTCAATATAATTCTCGGTACGTATTCTATGATTTTTTCTTTTGGGTTTACTTCCTTTTTTCTTTCCTGGTATTAATTGGTAACCGGTGATATCAGCAGTGCCATTCCCCATCTTAGTTACGAGGTTAACCAAGGAATCAATCATCCCTCCCTCCCTTAAATTTAGATCTTCATTTTCTGCTGATGATACATCCATATTTATCAATGCAATATTACCTTCTTTAGCCAAATCATTAAACGTTTCTTCAAATCCTTCTATATCATCCTTATTCCCGTAATTTATAGTTAGCTTTACACGATTAACATTGAGTTTCTTATACGCTTCTGTTATTTCATCTTTTGATGTGACAAAATTGGAATGTATTTGTTCTGGTCCCAATATTTTGTTAGAAGCACTATCAATATACTTCTTGATATTTTGAATTGTAACTTCACTACCAGATAACAAACATAGTTTATGTACTTCCGGAATAAAAAAGAATGTTGCTTTCTTTGTATTTGCATACAAATCCTCCTCACTCTCTCGGCTTTCTATTTTTTTACTCCTTTGATTGAACCATGCATTATCTCTAATTCCCATATAAGTAACAATAGTTCCTTCATACAT